GGGGTGACGGTGGTGATGGCCGAGAGGTTCGGTGTAGCCATGGGGTCAGCCTCCGTAGATCAGTGCGTTGACGATGGAGCGGCCGGTGGCGGTCGCGAGGACGTTGGCGTCGGCGGTCGCCTGGGCGGTGCTGACGGGCTTGCCGGCGTCGGAGGTGTTGTCGGCCAGGGCGAGGCCGACCTGGGCCTTGGTGACCGCGTGCGGGTTGGCCGTGTTCGTGGCGTGCGCGACCGGGGTCGAGGCAGCCTGAGCCCCCGCCTGGGCGGCGTTGGCCTTGCTGGTGGCGTCCGTCGACGCGGCTGCGATTGCCGCGGCCTGCGCTGCAGCTGCGGCACCGGCCGGATCGGCGGCGACCTGCCCCGGCGTGGTGGGGATCGTCGGCTTGTCGCCGAGGTCGATGTAGGAGCCCGTCGCGGCCACCGGGTGGAGGTCGGTCATGCCGAGCCACAGGCCGGTGGTGCCGCCGTCGGCGGACACCCACAGCCGGGTGACGGCGTCGTTGGGTGGCCCCTTGAAGCGCGGCAGGGTGCCGGCGGCGGTGAACCGGATCTGGCTGATCACCGTGGCGGCGTCGTCGATGGCGCGCAGGTCGTCGTACTGCACCCGGTCGAGGTCCTCGGGGGGCCCGGACCAGCAGGTCGCGAGGGCGCCGGCGGGCGGCAGGAGGATGTCTCGGCCGTTGATGCTCACCGCCTGGTCGGAGAGGCCGCCGCCGAACTCGTTGCGGTTGGTGGTCGCCATGGTGTGGCTCCTGTCGTCGTACAGCTCTGGGCGTGGCAGGGAGGGTCAGGCGTTGGAGATCGCGGTGGCGACCGGGGTGGTCTGGCTGCGGTGGAGCAGGGCGAGCAGCAGCGGGATGGCGCCGAGGAGGAAGCCGGTCTGCTCGTTGCTCAGGTGCAGGTTGTAGATCGCGGCCAGGGACAGGACGGCCTTGGCGAGCTCGACGACGGGGGCGAGGAGGGTCGCGCGGGTGGTGATGGCGACGACGACGGCGGCCGCGGCGTTGAGGACGAGCACGACGATGGCGACGTCGCCCTGGGTGTTGATGCCGAGGGTGGCGAGCCAGCCGAGCGAGCAGAACAGGGCGAGCAGGGCCTGGAGGCCGGCGATGATGGCGATGGGTTCGCGGCCGAAGATCTTCATGCTGGCGTGCTCCTTCAGGAGGTGAGGGTGGTGACGAGCGGGTGGTGGTCGGAGTAGCGGCGGTCGAGCTGGTGGAGGCCGTGCTGGCCGAGGTTGGTGAGGAACCCGTCGATGCCGGTGCCGGCCCAGGTGAGGCCGGTGGCGTGCTCGAGGGGGCCGTGCTGGTCGGTGTTGGAGTCCAGGCCGATGACGAGGCCACCGCGGCGGTGGGCTCGGGCGAACCGGCGCAGGTTGGCCAGCGCGGCAGGGAGGTCGGCCTTGTCGCGGGCGGGGGGCAGGTGGGCGGCGGCGACGGTGAGGCCGCTGGCCAGCGTCGCCCAGGTGACGTACCGGCGGCGGGTGTCGGCCGAGTCGACGAGGAACCGCTGGCCGGCGTCCCTCAAACCGAGGCTGCTGCGCAGCAGCACCGCGGTGTTGGCGTGGCCGTCATTGGTGCCGGCCCGCTGCTGCCACGCCGCCCACCCGGGCACCGTGCGGACCCGGGCGACCAGGTCGAGGTGCACCGTCTCCTGGAGGAGGACGACGTCGGCGTGCTCGAGGACGCCGGCCAGGTCGGCCCACTGGTGGTCGACGGCACGGAACTGGTCGACGTTGAAGGTCGCGACCCGCAGGCCGCTCAGGCTTTTCCCGTGCTCCGGAACGGCGCGAGCAACTTCCGCGCGGCGGCGATGGCCTTGGCCTTGGCGCCCTGGGAGACCTTGCCGGCCTTGGCGAGCGAGGCGTCCGCGGCGTCGATGTTGGGTGCGTGGGTGGCCTTGACGGGTGGCACGACGTCGCGTTGGGAGACGCCCGAGGTCGGCGCCTGCAGCGCGTTCGCCGCAGCCCGGACGAGGCCCATGAAATGGGCCCACGGGAACCCGGGTCCGGGGTCGGTGTGGGTGGAGCCGTGGAAGGCGTTGGACTCGTCCACGTGGCCGCAGATGCCGCCCTTGCCTGCCTTGAGGTCAGCAACGGATAGCCGCACGATCGGGATTCCGTAGGCGAGGCAGAGCTGGGCCACGTCCTTGGCGGCGCCGAGCAGCATGTCCTCGTGGTTCTTGTCGCTCCACCGCGAGTCAGGTCCGGCCTGCAGGTCGCAGAGCTCGTACCCGATGCTGTCCTGGTTGTGGCCGCAGTGGTAGGCGACGACGTGATCCGGGACGCTCTGGATCGTCTCGTGAGGGTCACGAACATAGTGCGCGCTGGTCTTGTTGTTCTCGGTGGCGAAGAAGCGTGCGATGGCTCGCGCGGCCCCTGGGATGCACGACGAGACGGTGCAGTGCATGACGACAACCTTCGGGACCTGTGGGCCACCCTTCCAGCGGGCCGCGATCATGGGCGGTGTGGGCGCCGCGTACTTCGACATGGTTCCTCCTGGCAGGTCGGGATAGCCCGCGAGCCGGGTGATGGCGCGGGCGAGGTCGGGGCGGGTGATCAGGACTGGACGCAGACCAGGACGGTCTCGCCGGCGGGGTGCTCGTCGGTGTGCACCGTGCGGGGCTCGGGCTGGTAGCCGTCCGGACAGGCCGGGCCGGCGGGGCCCTGCTCACCGCGCGGGCCCTGCGCACCGGCGTCTCCCGGGTCGCCCTTCGGGCCCTGCTCCCCGGCCGGCCCAGGCGGTCCAGGCGGTCCGGTCGGGCCTTGGGGTCCGGTCTCCCCGCTGCTGCCGCGGTCGCCGGCGGGGCCGGGAACACCAGGCTGGCCGTCCGGGCCCGTCTGGCCGCGGGCACCGGTCGCGCCCCGGGGACCCGGGATCCCCTGGGCGCCGGCGGGTCCTCGAGGTCCGGTGTTGCCGGTCGAGCCCTGCGGCCCCGCGACGGGTGTCGGGACTGCCGTGGGCTGTACGACCGGGCGGCCGCCGAGGCGGCGGACCTGGCGTGCGAGCGCGGTCGCTGCGGCCGCGTCGCGGTTCGCTGCCACCTCGAGGGTGACGTTGCGGTGGGTGAGGTCGGAGATCCGGGCGTCGCTGGTTGCCTGCTGGTTCGCGAGCATCGCGAGCACGAGCCCGATCAGCACGAACGCGACGACGACGGCCGCCCACTTGATGGTGCGCATGGTCATGCTCCCCGAGAGGTGAGGATGGTTGCGATGAACAGGACGATCGGGATGATCACCGAGGCGGCGACCCAGCGGACCCATGTCGCGGTCCGGTCCATCTGCGCCTGGATGGACGCCTGGGACTCCTTGCGGGCGGTGACCTCGTGGTTGTGCTCGATGGTGCGGGTCTCCCGCTCGAGCGCGACCGCCTCGACCCGTGCCTGCCGCTCGGCGGCGAGGTCGTCGGCGAGGCCCTTGATCCGGTCCTCCAGACGCAGCACGTCGGAGGCGTGGGCGTCGCTGGTGACGAGCTTCGCGATCTCGTCACGGATTGCCTTGTTGCCGTCGCGCACGTCGGTGCGGAGATCGCTCAGCGCTCGCTTGAGTTCCCAACCGCCTGGCTCATCGGTCATGTGGTGTCCCCCTCACGGGTGCGGGTGGGTGGGGCAGTGGACGAACGCCTGGCGGCGGCCGCGGGGGGTGTTGCACACTCGGTGGATGGCATCAACGGGGGAGGTCTGGCGGCTCGGTCGTCGGCCGGCACTGGACGGGGTTCGCGGGATCGCGATCCTGCTCGTCGTCGCCGGACACCTCGACCACGCCGTGCTGCGGTACGGCGGGCTCGTGGGCCTGATCCTGTTTTTCGTGCTCTCCGGCTACCTGATCACCGGGGTGCTGCTGGCCGAGCGTGACCGCGGCGGCCGGATCCGGTTCGCCGCGTTCTACTGGCGCCGCGCGGTCCGGCTGCTGCCGGCGCTTCTAGTCGTGCTCGCCGCGGTGCCAGTACTCCTCACGATGACCGGCGACCCGCGGCTGGCGGGCTACCCTCGGGACGCGACCGTGGTGTTGCTGTACTTGTCGAGCATCGTGTGCGCGGCGGGTGGTGACGTCGGTGGTCTGCTCGACCACACCTGGTCGCTGTCGGTGGAAGAGTTGTTCTACCTGGCCTGGCCGATCATGCTGGTAGCCCTGCTCGGGGTGCGCCGGCTCCGGCTCAGCCAGCTCGTCGTCGGCCTTGCCGCGGTGTCGGTCGTCTGGCGGTTGCTGGCTGCCACCCTGTTCGGCTTTGCGCGCGTCTACTACGCGCCCGACACCACGGCGTTCGCTCTGCTGATCGGCTGTGCGGTCGCCGCTCTCCAGCACGAGGGCCGGCTGGGCCGGCCGAGGGTGCGACCGGCTGTTGGGCTCGCGGTGCTGCTGGCGTTGTCGTTCCTGCCGTTCGGGGAGTACGGCGGCAGCATGCTCACCGTGATTACCTACGGATCGGTCGTGGTTGCGCTGGCCGCAGCGTGGGTGATCTGGCTGGCCGACGGTGCCGCTGGTTCGCTGTTCGCGCACCCGGTGGCCCGGTGGTTCGGGCAGGTGTCCTACGGCTGGTACCTGTGGCACCAGGTGCTGCTGCGGGTCCAGTTCCACGGTGCCGAGCTGACCGGGACGGGTCGGATCGTGGCCGTGGAACTGGCGCTCGGTCTCGCGTGGCTGTCGTACCGGTACCTCGAGGCCCCGGTCGTCGAGTGGGGCCGGCGGCGCCTCGCGTCCGGTTCAGACCAGGCCGTAGAGCTGCGCGGTCGTGCCAGCCACGAAGTTGTTGTCGGCTGAGATCTTCAACGCGCTGATCGCCGCGGTGTTCTTCCACGTCCACGGTCCGTGGGTGGTGTAGGGCTCGTTGGGCGTCCAGGACTGGTGCCAGGCGTTCTGGTAGAAGGCGGTGTCGAGGAAGTTCGGGAGCTCGACGCGAACGAGACCGGCGTAGCCCGCGGCGGCGCTCGCGCCCGGGATGTAGCCGATGGAGCCGGCGGCCAGGCTCTGGGCGCCTAGCGTGCCGTTCGTCGCGGTGATTCTCTGCGCCAGGTAGTTGCCTGCGGTGGTGTCGCCGTTGGCGTACAGGTAGATGTCCTGGTCGACCGCGGCCTTGGCCGAGCGCCCCATGAACCGCAGCTCGAGGTGCCGGTAGCCGCTGGTGGGGATGTCGCTGCTGGTGAAGTCGATCGTGGTCGCGGCCGAGCTGAGCACGATCTCCTTGAGCAGCACCCGCCCGGCCGCGCCTCCGCTGCCGCCGGCTCCCTCGATGGCGGTGACCGCACCGCTGGCTCCGGCGGCCTTCCGCTTGAGCTTGTTCCCGTCGGTCGAGTCCAGCAGCACCGCCTGGGTGCCGGTCGGCGGCGTGATGGACGCCGGGTCGACCGGCGTCAGCAGCACCTTCGGGAACTGGTTGTCGGATGCCTTAGCCATGGTTCCTCATCCCTGGTAGAGCCAGTCGTCCCTGGCCTCGGTCTCCAGCGGCACCGGTGGCCCAGTGACGCCGTCTTGCATCAGCAGCTCCCCGGCGCCGCTGGTCGACCCGCTGCCACCGGTTGCGGGTGTCGCCCAGGCCACGGTGCCGTCGGCCTGTTTGGTGGGGACCTGTCCGGTGGTGCTGCTGGTGGTGTCGAGCTGGGACAGCGGCAGCTTCTCGGCGAGCTGGCGACGGAACCGCATGTAGTACAGGTCGGCGTAGGAGCTGTCGGCGGGCTCGAGGCTGTAGACGATGCCGAGGTCGCCGTCGGCGAGGTCGAGCCAACCGGCGTAGTCGTAGCCGAGCGGCGCCTGCCCGGACCAGTCGCCGCGCAGCGCCCAGGTGTTGCCCCGGTCCGCGGAGGTGGCCCACTGGCAGGCGTACAGGCCGCCGGCCATGTCGCGGTAGGCGAGCACCAGCAGCCCGTTGCGGGTGACGTGCGGGATCGGCAGTCCGCTGGCCTGGTTCAGGATCACTCTCGGGGTGGTCCAGGTGGCGCCGCCGTCGATGGACCGGGACAGGATGATCTGGTTCACCCCGGCGTGGGTGAGGTTGCGGATGAAGCACAGCAGCTCACCGTCGGGCATCACCTGGATGCAGGGCTCGTTGAAGTCGTCGGTGGTGGTGTGGGCGACGACACCGCGGCGTGCCCAGGTGAGGCCGCCGTCGCTGGAGGCGGCGACCACGGCGTAGGTGTCGTTGACACCGGAGTCGCGGCCGAACATGGCGCACAGGATGTCGCCGTTCGGGAGGGTGACCGCGTTGGCTGCGATGGATCGGGCGGTGTAGCCGGCGTTGATGGTGATCGGTGCGGACCAGGTGGCGCCTTCGTCGGTGGAGCGGACGGCGACGGAGTACCAGCCGTCGGCTGCGGAGATCGGTCCTGGGCAGACGACGGCGACGGCGACCACGGTGTCGTCGTGGGCTTGGGTGACGCCGATGTTGCCGCCGTCGTCGTAGGGCGTGTCGAGTGCGATGACCGGCGCGGACCAGGTCTGTCCGTCGTCCGTGGACGTCTTGCACCGCATCTTCGAGGTGTTCTCGGCGGCATGGGTGAGCGCTGTGCGGTAGACGGTGAGGTGCTTGCCGGACCGCAGCGTGATGGCGGCAGGGAAGGCGATGTGGTTGGCGGACGTGGTGTCCACGGGGACGACAGTCCCGCTGGGGATGTAGTCCACGAGGGACGCCTCGCCGTGATACCCGGTGCCGTCCCCGCCGGCCCCGTCGCCGGCGAGCGGGCCGACCGTGAAAGCGCCCGACTTGACGACTATGCCGTGCCCGTCGGCTGCCCCTTCGGGGTCCAGCTCGTAGACCTTGCTGCGCTGAGTCATGCGGATGCTCCTACCGAGATGCCGAGCCACCGGGTTGTCCCGTCAGCGAGCGAGCCGTGGAAGGTTGCCGGACCTTCGGCAGCGCCGAGCCCCCAGATGCCCGAGCCGATGTTGAGGTTGGCAATGACCTGGCCGTCGATGCTGGCGATGTACTCACCCGTGGAGCCACTGTTGCTGCCGTCGAACAGCACGAACGCGAGGGTGAGGTCCCCTCCGATCGTGGGGGGCGTGTAGGTGGAACCGGCGGGCACAGCCTGGCTGCTCGAAGAGGCCACGCTGGTGGCGTTGCGGAGCACCACAACGACACCGGCGTACAGGTCCGTCGGGCCCGTCATGGTCACCTGGGTCTCGGTGCCGTCACAGATCTTGCTGTATACGGACAGGGACCCGGTCGCGGCCGGGGTTACCCGGTCGATGAGTGTCCAACCCGAGGTGACCGAGGGTGCGTCTGCGCGGCCGCACGCCAGGACGAGGAGGTCGCCGGCCTGGATGCTCGAGCTGATGGGGACGTTGAGGCTGGTGCCGTTGGCATTGAGTTTCGCGGTCGTGGTGTCGACGACCTGGATCTGTCCACTGCGCAAGCCCTTGAGGTAGGCATAGTGAACCCAGAGCTGGTCGCCGGCCTTCTCGAACCCCGACAGCGGCCACGTGATCGTCTGGGCGTCGTAGTCGACCGTGTACTCGGTCGGCTCCTGCGGTGTGCGACGCCAGAACGCGACCAGCGACTCTAGGGCCGGGCGGTGCGACAGCGAGAACGTCACCGTCCCTGCCGCCACCTCTCCAGCGGTGATGACGTGGAAGTCGTCGGCCTCGAACTGGATCCCGACCGACCCGTCGTCGCCGGCGCCGGTGACGTCAACGACTCTCCAGGCACCGCGGTCGTGAGAGACCAGGACCGCCTCACCGTCGTCGCCGCGCTGCCCGAGCGGCAGCTGGCGTGACAGGGCTTGTGCCACCTCGGCTTCGACCGGGTCGGTGGCCTCATCACTGTCGGTGAGCAGGACACCGGCGAGACGTTCGATCGCGACCATGCCGCGGTTCGTGTCGTAGAGGAACACGCCGTCGCCCTCGCTGGCGGCTGAGGTGAGGGTCATGCCGGCGGCCAGGGTCACCGTGCTCGTGGAGGCGTTCGCGCCGGTGTAGAGCAGGACCTGCCCGTTGACCGACACCGACCCGCCGTCGTCGTCGAACGCGTCCGCGGAGAACACGGGCAGGGTGGTGACCGCTCCGGCGGCGACGTCGGCGGTGAGGGTGGAGCCGAGCCGTCGCTGGGTGACGGTCTGGACGCGGCCATGGTAGGTCGTCACTGCACGACCTCCAGGGGGGCGGTGTCGGTGTGCACCCCGACGGTCATGACGTGGCGGCCGGCGGTGCCGATCGAGTGCGCGAACTTGTCGAGCCGGAACGGGATGAGCAGGTCATCGCTGTCGAGCTGCACCATGTCTCCCTCGAGGGCGTGCCAGACCGGGGTCGCGTCGAACCGGACCCGGGTGACGGCGAGGAGTGCCTCGTCGAGGTCCTGGCGGCCGATCCGTTCGGCCATCGTGTTCGTGGCGATGTACCGGTTGTGGACGCGGTGCGGGATCCGGCGGCCGAGGTCGCCGGGGGCCAGGTCGTGCCCGATGGGGACCTCGACGCGGCGCCACACCTGCTTCTTCGGGCCACGCGGTGGTGCACCGGTGACCTCTACGGCGTTGAAGAACCCGTCGAGGGTGTCCCAGGTGCGGACGCTGCCGGCGTTGACCTCGCCGGTGTCGTCGGCCCGGAACGTGTAGGTCGGGACCGTGGACAGCTGCCGGAGGGCGAGGAACCCGTCGGGGCGGTAGTAGAGCTCGCGGCCGATGGACCGGGCGAGCATCTGGGCGGCATGGAAGGGCCGGTCGTGGGGGCCGAGGCTCATGGTGACGGGAAGCCGGTCGGGCAGGTCGGGGAGCGCGAACCGGGTCTCCCCGGCCTTGGTCATGATGGTGGCGATCGCGTCCGTGACCGGGGTGGTGGCCTTCACGGTGAGCGTGTCGCACAGCTCGTCGAGGCCGAGGATCTCCTTGCCGTGCCCCTCGACCCGGATGGTGCGGCCGTCGCGGCGGTGGCCGGTGACCGGGCCAGTGAAGATGGGGCACCGCACCGTCTCCCCGAGGGACGGCAGGTACGTCTCGACCGCGACCTCGAGCATCCGGTTGAACCCGAGTGCGGTCCGTGACGGGGTGTCGGTGGAGAACGCGACGATCCCGTTCGGGTCGGCCATGGTCAGAGCGAGGGCCCGGGTGGAACGTCTGGCGCGCCGGTCCACGAGGAGCTTCCCGTGGACGGCGAGGTCGGACAGGGACCCGAGGTGGTTCCCGGCGAGGTCGGTGACGTCGACGGTGGTGGTGACCTTCCCGCTGCCCCGCTGCAGGTCCTGCCACTCCAGCATCTGGGCGGGGTTGAGCCCGAAGTCGACCGGCATCGGCTCAGACCTCGATCTTGAACGGCATCTCGCCGTTCTGGCCGACCCAGAACGACACGGCCCGGCACGGGATCTCCTCGAGGTACTCCGTGGACGGGGCGGGGTTGACGTTGCCGATGATCACGGGGATGTTCAGGCCGCCGACGACGAGCCGGCAGGTGACCACCGCGGTGCGGCCCTTGATGGTGAGCACGTCGGCGACCTGGTCGTCGAGGGTTCGGGGGTCCCAGTCGTTCTGGATGAGCATCCCGGAGACGTCGCCTTCGAGGCCTCGCATGGCGGTGATCTTCCGGACCGGGTACTGGCCGGCCCGGGTGGTGACGTCGGCGTCCTCCCCGTAGGCGAGGTTGATCGACGGTCCGGAGGTGTCGCCGGGTGCACCGAGGACCATGAACCAGGCGCCGGTGTCGGGGTCGGCCAGGTACACCGAGTAGGCCGTCCACTTCGCGGTAACGACGGGGCTGTTGGAGCAGGCCTTGCCGTTGACGACGGGCCGCACCCGGTAGTCGTGGTTGACGCCGGCGGTGGCGGTCCAGTCGTCGAAGGAGTACGTCGTCCCGGAGATCAGCAAGTCGGTGAGGTCGGCGTCGATGACGACCCCGTCGCGTTCGATGACGTAGGAGTCCGGCGTCGACGACCGGGTCCAGGTGAGCCGGAGCCGCGGCGCCGCGTCCGGCCGGGCCACGCTCAGGGCGGTGACCGGGTTCGGGGTCGCGTCGTAGGTGAACGTGAAGTCGCGACGCAGCTGCCGGTAGATCGGGTCGCCGGTGGTCGTCACTCGCACGGTGGTGTCCCAACAGCGCACCAGCAGCGAGTAGCGGCCCGATGGGGTGGTGAGGATGCCCTTCGGGAGCGTGAACGTCTGGTCGGTGCCACGCTGCTTCCCGGAGTCGAAGAGGACCTTCGCGTGGTTGGTGGCCGAGGTGACGATGACCTGGTAGGCGGCCTGGTTCGCGAACGACCACACGATGGTGGGGGTGGGCTCGGTGACCAGGTCCCCGGGGCTGGTCGCCGGTGACGTGATCGCCAGCGGGCCCTGGGCGTGCCGGGAGAACGTGGCGGGGTCGGACCAGTCGGACCAGACGCCGTCGGAGCCCTTCACGATGACCCGCCACTGGGTGGACGCCCCGTCGGCGAGGCCCGAGTAGCTGGTGTCGTTCAGGTCGAGGACCGGGCCGTCGACGGCGCCGAGCTCACCGGAGTCGAACCCGGGGCTGGTCCAGTTGCCGGTCGGGTCGAGCTGCACCCGGTGCGAGACCAGGTCGATCTTCCCGGAGATGTCGTGGAAGTCGTAGCTCAACGTCGGCTTCGCCAGCGACACGGCACCACCGGAGGGCCGCAGGTTGTTCGCGAAGTCCGGCTTGTAGGTGAACTGCACGATCAGGCGGGGCATGTACTTGCCGGCGTTGAACCCGTAGACCGAGTGCTCGGCCGTCGCGTCGGTCTGGATCCGCCACCCGTACCAGCGGGACTTGCCACTGGTGACCTTCTGCAGGTGCGCGGTCACGTCGAACTCGATCAGGTCGCCGTCGGCGACCGTCCCGAGGGCCGCGGTGGGCTGGCTGGTGCCGGTGACACCGGGCATCCGGTTGAAGGTGACCGTGTCGTCGTCCCAGTGCCCGGCGGCACGGCGCGCGGTCAGGGTGCGGCTGCCGGTCGAGGCGCCGTGAGCGTGCAGCTGCAGGGTCGCGGACACGATAGTGGTGCCCCGCGGGGCGGGGTTCCGCAGGTAGACGAACGCGTACTCCGCGCCGGTCTTCATCCGCAGGAACGGGTTCCGGCCGTGGGGCTTGGCCGGGTGGGCGGTGTCGACCCAGGCGTCGTAGCCGGAGCGGACCGTCTTGGTCGTGGTCACTGGCTGCCCTTCATCCCGGCGCGCTGGCGGGTGTCGGTGACTCGGCGGGCGCCGTCGACGGTGCCGGCGGCGATGCCGCGCATGGATCCGATGAGCTGGTTGTCGGCGTCGTACAGCACGAACGTCGCTGGCCCGGCGGAGCCAGCACGGGCCGCGAGGGTGTGCATGTCGCGGAACTGGGCGTCGGTGAGGACCTTGTCGGGCCTGCTGGGCCCGTGGTAGGCCATCGTGAGTCCCTGCGGGAGCTCGCCGCCCCGGTCGAACTGCAGACCGCGGGCGGCCATGAACGGGGCCGGGTTGACCGGGTGCCCACCGGGTCGGGTCTCGAAGTGCAGGTGCGGACCGGTCGCGTTGCCGTTCATCCCGACGGTGCCGATCAGGGCACCACGGCCCACCGTCTGTCCGACCCGGCCGAGGCGCTGCGACAGGTGGGCGTACAGGGTGGAGAACCCGCCGGGGTGGGCGATCTCGACGACCCGGCCGTAGGAGCGGAACGGCGTCGAGTTGTAGGCGTTGGAGCCGGGCAGGTCGTAGGACTTGATGATCCGGCCGGCGCCGGCCGAGAACACGGGGGTGCCCATCGGGGCGGCGAGGTCGATGCCGGTGTGGCCGGGGTAGGACTGCCAGGTCGCGGTGACCCGGTAGTCCTTCACCGGCCGCCCGTAGGCACCGGACGCTGCGGGGGCGGCGGCGTCAGTGGGGACCTGGCCGTTGGCCTGCCGGCGCCGCATCCGCGCCTGCGCGGCCTTCGCCTCGACCCGTGCGAGCTTCGCGGCCTGTGCCTGAGTGGTGGTCGCGAACCGGTGCGCCGGCGCCAGGGACGCGGACACGTGCGGCATGATCCCGGGTCCGCCGCCACCGACCGCGGCGGGCCGGTTGCTGGTGTGGGTGAACGGGATCGGGCCCTTGCCGCCCAAGTACTGGCCCTTCCCGCGGGTCAGCTGGTGGTCGACCTTGTTCTGGGCGTTGCGGATCGTGATGGTGTTCAGGCTGATGTTGACCTTCTCGTCGCGGATCGCGTCGAGCTCCTTGTTCACCCCGACCCGGAACGCCTTCACCTGTGCCTGGGCGTCGCGGAACGGCTGACCGATCTTCCCGGGGATCTTCCCGAGCACCCCGAGGAGCTTGTCGGCCATCCAGGCAACCTTGTCGACGATCTCGAGGGCGATGTAGCGGGCGGTGTCCCAGATGGTGTTCCAGACGCCCTTCACGAGGGTTCCGAACTTCCCGAACGCCTTCCCGAGCGTGCTGAGCCCGTCACCGATCCACCCGAAGATGGGCTTGACGACATGGTCCCAGCAGAACTTGATGACCGGCCACAGCACGTGGGTGAACACCCAGGCGATGCCCTTCAGCGTCATCTTGAACGCACCCCACAGGGCGAGCGCCTGGTCCTTGATGAGCCCGAGAGACCAGTTGACGAACTTGTGGAACGGCTTCCACTTGAAGTACAGGATCACCAGGGCGGCGCCGATCGCGATGAACGCGCCGACGATGAGGGACCCGGCGATCCCGAGGGCGACGACGATGTCGACGACCACACTGATCGCGCCGATGAACGCGCCGATCGGGCCCATGATCGTGGTGAACGCGACCAGCAGCAGCGCGACTACACCGACGATGCGGATCAGCAGCGGGTGCGCCTTCGCGGTCTGTGCGACCCAGCCGGCGAACGCACCGAGGGCCTTGAACAGCCACACGCCGAGCGGGGCGAGCGCGATCCCGAGCTGCACGATCGCGGACCACACCTGCCCGAGGGCGTGCCCGATGACTGGGCCGTTGGTCTTCACGAACGCGATGAACCTCTGGAACGCGCCATCCTTGCCGAGGTGCTTCGACCAGTTCTTGAACCGGCCGGAGAGCCGCAGCAGCCACGACGACATGGAACTAGCGACCGGGATGAACGCCGCCAGGAGGTTCCCCATCCCGATGGCGAAGTTCAGCAACGCCTTCCCGCCCTGACGGATCATCTTCCCGGAGAAGACACCCATGGTGTGCGCGAACGACGTGGCGCCCTTGGTGGCGGCGGCGTCCCCGAACAGCCCGAACACGTACCCGAGGGCGCGGGCGACCGGGCGGACGAACACCGACAGGGGCCGGAAGATCTTCTCCAGGGCACCCATCCCGGTGATCATGGCGCCGAGCAGCGGTGACTCGATCGACTTCATGAACCCGCGCCACGCCGTGTGCAGTCCGGTCAGCGCGGCCAGCGCCTTCTGCTGCATCGGGGTCATCTGGGCGAGCAGGGTCGCCCGGGCCTGCGTCGCGGTGGTGAGCTTCTGCTCGGCGGCGGTCTCAACGGCGCGGGCCTGCGCGACCTGGGCGGCCGCTTGGGCGTCCGCCCGGGCCGCGTCGGCCCGGGCCCGGGACAGGTTCCGCTCCGCGTCGGCGACCGACCGGGCGGCATCCCCGCGGGCACGGTGCAGCTGCAGGCGCGCCTGGGCGGCCTGCTCCCGGGCCTGCGTGACCTGGTCGCGGGCAGCCTTCACGGCCGGGTTGCCGGCGATCCCGGCCTTCTCGGCCTTTGCGAGGTCCTGGGCGTCGTTCGTGGACTTGCGGCGGGCGTCGGACAGCTTCTGCTCGGCCTGAGCCGCGGCCAGGCGGGCGCGGGCGATGTCGTCGCTGGTGGAGAACACGTTGGCCTGCACGTCGGCCAGGTGCCGCTCCGCGTCGGTCGCGCTCATCTGTGCAGCCCGGACCGCGAGGAGGTCCGCGAGGGTCGCCGCACGGAGCGTCTCGAGGTCCCGGATGGCCTGCTGGCGGGCGGTGTGCAGACCGGACATAGCCCGGGTGACCTGCTTCTCCGCGTTCCCCAGGGACCGTTCGGCGGCCTCCACTGCCCGGGCGCCGTTGCGGCGGGCACCGGTGACGGCACGGTGCGCGTCGCCGACCGCCTGGGCCCCGGACACGTGGGTGGCGGCGGCACCGGCCTGCGCAGACGCGACACCGTGGCGGGCGGTGCCGACGGCGGCGGCCGCGGTGGCCCGGGTCTTGTCGGCCTGGGTGATCTTCTTCTGCAGCCCGGACGCGCCCTTCACGGCCGCGATCCCGAGGCCGGCGCCGAGGACCGCGCCACCGATCCCGCCGGCGGCGAGCGCCCCGAGACCACCGAGCGCCCCGAGCCCGGCACCGCCGGCGGCGGCGAGCATCGGGAGGGCGACGACCCCGACCCGCATGATCCAGGAGCCACCGGACATGCCCCGCAGCTTCGCCTCGAGCAGGTCCAGCTTCGTGGTCGCGGCGGCGGTGTTCGCGTCGACGTGCACGTCGGGGGAGTCCAGGGCGAGCTTGTCGACCATCGCCTGGACGGCCTCGAGCTGGATGACGGCGGCGGCGGCATCGGTGCGCACCTGGATCGAGGGGGACATCGCGCCGAGCTGCTCGAGGTCCCGCTTGATCGCGTTGACCTGCTCGAGCGCGGCGACGTCGGAGATCTCGACGCCGACCTTCTTCCCGGCCAGGTCCCGGATCTGGGCCTGCAGGTCCCGCACCTTCTGCTCGGCGGCCGTGGTTGCGACCCCGATCTCGAGCGGCGGGAGCGACGCGGCCGCGGCGGCGAGCTTCTCCCGCAGCTGACGCTGGAAGGAGCCCCCGTCGAGGTCGACGGGGATCCGCACCGGCTTCTTGACGGGCGCGAACCCCTTGGTGTCGAACTCGACGGGGACCTTGATGGCGCGGAGCTTCTGGACCTCCTGGGCGGCCTTGACGTGGAAGCCCTTGAAGCTGGGTGCGACCTCGATGAAGGCGGAACCGGCCTTGTAGCTCATGCTGTGCTCCCTTCATCGGAGGTGCGGGGGGGTGTCAGGTGTCGGGGAACAGGGCGTCCTCGAGGCTGGCGAGGTCCTGGATGGCGCGCCGGGCCCGCGCCCGGTCGGCGGCGGTGACGGGCCGCGGGTGCGGCTTCATCGGGCCGGGCTTCCCGCCGTGTGCCTGCGAGGTGAGCCGGATGAGCTCCCCCATCCGGTCGACGAGCACGGCGAGGACCTCAACGACCGGGGAGAACTCGGTCAGCCGCGGCGTCGCTGGTTTCCCGTCCCCGGGGATCGCGATGATCCGTTCGGCGACCTCGTCGTCCTGGGCGAGCGCGTCCTGGTAGGAGGAGTCGCGGGGCAGGTGGTCGATCTGGTTGAGCAGCGCCCGCGGTGACAGGCGACCTCGCCACAGGTCGAGCACGTCGATGCCGCGGGCACGGAGGTCAGCCTCGATGTGGTCGCCGTACCGGTCGAGCAGCCACACGAGACGGGGAAGGTCGCCGCCGTGGTGGGCGAGCACGTCGGCCAGGAGCAGCTCGAGGACCTGGTGGTCGTCGTCGCCGATCGTCGCGAGCACCAGGTCGGTGCGCTCACCCAACAGGAGCCGGGTCCGGGCGGACAGTGGCCGGGTGGCCGGGTAGGCCAGGAGGTCCTCGACCGGTGGTGCCGGGAGGACGATCGTGGTCGTGTCGTCGATGTGCAGCCCGAACGGCGCCCTGGTGGCGTCGTTCGCGAGCCTGTCCAGGTAGCCGGGCATGGAATGGGGTCTGCGGTGTGGTGACCACCCCGGTCAGGGGTGGTCACCACTGCGCGCGGATGGGGTCAGGCGCCGAGACCGAAGTGGGCCCGGATGTCGTCACCGATGGAGGCGAGCACGTCGGCGTCGTCGTTACCGACCAGCTCGATGAGCCGGTCGGCCACCTCGGCACCGCACAGGACCTCCATGACCTGCCGCGAGGAGGTCGCGGTCTCGAGCTCCATCATCTGACGACCGGTGGGGCGTGCGATGACGATGTTGTCGTCGTCGCCGACCTCGAGCACGAACGGCTCCTTGCCGGACTGCTTCGCCTTCTCCCGGTAGCCGTCGAGGCGGTACGTCTTGCTCACCGGGCGCCACCGCGGGTGCCCGGCTTGTCGGCCTTCTCGCCGGCGTTGCCGAGCTCGCTGCCGGTGTTCTTCTCGGCGGCCGCCTTGTCGGCTGCGGCCTTCTCAGCGGCGAGGTCCTCTGCGGCCTTGTCGGCTGCGGCCTTCTCAGCGGCGAGGTCCTCGTCGCTGAGCGGCTTGTAGCCCTCGGAGATCAGCTGGGTGATCTCGGTCGGGTCGGAGGTTTCGATGCGCTTGGGGTTGCGCGGGTGGTTCTCGGGGAGAACCAGCACGGTCTTGCTCACGGTCGGCTCCTTGCTTCGGGTCGGGCAGGGCGGTGATGGTGCAGGTGACCGGGACGCCGCCGCTCACAACGGCGGCGTCCCGGACGTGGATCACGTGGCGGCCGGGAAGCCCTCGGTCGCGACGATGGAGGCGTAGCCCGGGCCACCGCGGAAGTGGCGCATCGCGGTGCCGGCCGTGGAGTCGTGGTAGGCGGTCCACGTCAGCTGGGTGACCATCGCCTGGTCCTGGTCGGACCAGGTCTCCTCGCCGACCTCGGTGACACGGCAGCGGGTGAGCTGCTTGGCGACGTAGATCTCGCCGGTGTCGGTGATGTCCCGGGAGATCGCCAGGAGCCGCATGTACGGGTACGTCGGCAGCTGCGGCTCGTCCCAGGTGACACTGGCCGAACCAGTGGTGACCGGGGTGCGGGTCGTGGTGACCGCGGTCAGGTCGATGCCCTGGGCGAGCTCGAGGGCGGCACGTCGGACCTCGAGCAGGGTCAGGGAGACGCGCTTGGTGGCGCGCCGGATGTCGGAGCGGGCCGGGCCGGTGGACCCCATCCCGAACAGCTCGGACACCTCGGTCTCGCGGGGCCAGGTGATCCCGTCCTCGGTGCACCGGCCCAGCTGGACCCAGCCGACCGGGAGCGCCTTGAGGCTGCCGTCCGCGGAGTCGAGGATGGTGGTGACCGCGGCGGTGGTCATGGGAGCGATCGCGACGATGGTGCCGAGCGCCTTACGCACCAGCTCGTCCTTGTGAGCGACTACGCCGTTGAACTGCGGCATGGCCTTACCTGCTTTCTTGCTGGTTGGGGTGTGGAAGGGCCCGGGTCAGCGTCGGGTGCTGATCCGGTAGATGCACTCCGCGAGGAGAACATCCGGGTCGGGCCAGGGCAGCTCTACAGGCCCTGACTCGAGGTGTCCGCTGTCGAAGCGGACGATCCCGCCACCGAGCTCGGCCGGGACCTCGACGGGTCCGGCGTCGGTGCGGATGTTGAGGACCTTCGATGTGACCTGTCCGAGGAGCTTCTGGCTCGACCGGGGGGTGGTGCCGGTGCGGGCGGTGAACGCCTGGACGCTGACCCGGGGGTCGTCGGTGGTTTCCCCGGCGCCGCCCCCGATCCTCTTGACCCGCAGCACGGTCTTCCCGGTCTGCAGGAGCTCCTTGAGGTCCGCCGGGGTCCACGTGTCGAGGACGTCGGCGAGGTCGGCGAGGTACACCATGACGGCCGGTTCGACGTCGGCCGGTGGTGCGTTGCGGCTCATTCGCCGTGCTCGATCACGTCGAGTGCACGGGCGAGCACGTGGTGGCCGGTGTCGGCGCGGGACACGTCGCCGAACTGGCCGAGCTCGACGGCGGTGGCGTGGTCGGAGTCGTTGACGAGTCGGCCGGTCGCCCGGGTGGCGCCGGCGAGCCGGGCCCGGCCGCCCTCGACCCGGAACTCCGCGATGTAGCCCTCCCCGTAGGGCGGGGCGTCGGGGCTGATCGCCTTCGCGAACGGGATCGCGTCGAAGCAGGACAGCATCATCGCGCCCTCCATCTCGCTGGTCCGCATCAGTTGTGCGGTGCCTCGACGGTCGGGCTTGTAGCGCACCTGGTCGGTCACGGTGCACCTCCGGTGGTGGCGGCGTTCGGGTTGACCAGCTTGATCACGCAACCGACGCCGGCTCCGGTGGAGATGTCCGCCCAGCGGGCCGGGGTGCCGTCGACCTCGTAGTCACCGGCCGGGATCGGCTGCCCGGCGGGGATGGTGACGATGTCCTGGGACTGCACGTCCGCCTCGTAGGGGCCGTAGATGGTGTCCCGGTCCAAGACGGTGGTCTCGCCGGCGTTGAGCTCGCTGGACCCGGCCGGGGCCGCGATGCAGCCCGGCACCGGGTGGGTGGTGCCGGTGGAGCGGGCACCGAACTTTCCGCGCGCCCCGGGGCGGCGGACGGTCAGGGTGAACCCGGGCATCAGTACCCGGCCGGGTTGATGCCGTCGACGGTCGGGTACCCGACGAGGCTGTCGGTGATCTCCGCGTCGGTGAGGGGTCGGTGGCGGGCTGCGAGCCCGGCCTTGACCTTGATGCTGTGCGGCTGACCGACCCGGGTGCGGGGGGTGAGCTTGGCGACGTCGGCGTCGGTGACGACGAGCTCGCCGAGGTTCGCGGCCGCCTTCGACTCGCCGGCGCGGCCGGCGACGTAGGTGACGGACTCCGCGAACGGTCCTGTGGTCTTGCTGCGGCTGAACGCGCCGTCGGCGTTGACCATGACCCGCTTCACCATGGTGGCCACCACGGTGGCGACGGTGCCCGGGTCGAGCGCGGCGACCGCGGTGGGGTCGGTCTGGTTGAGCTCGATGCGGTCGTCGATGTTCCTCAGCCGCTGCCGGAGCAGCACCGAGGCGCGGGCGCACAGGTCGCTCGCGCGGGTCTCCTCGTCGGTGGACAGGTCACGCCAGATCTCGGCGACGTCCTCGGCGCTCGCGAGCGCGTTGGTGCCGTTGGGGACGACGAGCATGACGGTGACCTCCTCTGGGACCAAGGTGGTGGAGCGGGCTGCCGGCACGGTCGGCTGCCCGCTCCACCGGAGCGGGGTTACTACTCGGCGTGGGCCGCGTCGTCGGCCTCGAGGGCCGCGACCAGGTCGGCCTTGTTGCCCTTGCCGCCGACGACGATCTGGTCGTCGTCGGCACGGTCGTTGTTGCGGCGCTCGATCTCGGCCTCGAGGTCGGGCACGTTCTGCTTGCTGTAGGCGACCTGGCCGTCCGGCTCGTCGTCGCTGTCGGTCTTCTGGCCGTCCTCGAAGCAGTGGTCGCCCATCTGCTTCAGCGCCCAGCCTGGGATGTCGTCGCTGTCGGGACCGTAGGCGACGTCCTCGTTGGTCTTGGGGTCCTTCACGTACACGGTGTAGGCGAGCTGGCCCATGGTGGCCCTTCCTGTCTGGCTTCTGAGGGTGGAGCGTGCTGGCGCTGCCGCGGCCGCCCGGGTAAGGGGGCGGCCGCGGCAGCGGGCGGGGTCAGCCGACGGTGGCGACCATGAGGGTGCGCGGGTTGTCGAGGACCGGCATGCCGACCGCGTCGACGAACACGAACTGGCGGTAGGGCGGGCCGTCCTTCTCGACGACACCGACGATGCCGGGCGCGTCCTCGAAGGACATGTCCGTGTCGGCGGAGTCGACGAGCTCGAGCGCGGTGGCCGAGACACCCCAGACGGTGCGACCGAACGGGACACCGGCCGGCGGTACGAAGATCACCTTGTTGGCCGGGGTGATCCGGGTGGCGGTGCCGTCCACGTCGACCTGGGAGTCGTAGACACCCAGGATCGGCGGGAACCCGCGGGCCTCGAACACCTGGTCCAGCGTCGCCCGGGTGAGCAGCGTGGTGGTGCCGAGGATGTTGCCGGTCGCGGTCCGCAGCGTCGAGTTCGACAGCAGGTTGTTGAGGATCGTGCGGTTGATCCACATGCCGCCGGGGGGGAACCCGTTGGTCGCGATGTAGGCGGTCACCCACGCGTTCACGTCGGTGAGCGGGTCCGCGGAGCCGATGTTCGACCACAGCGCACCGGCCGGGGTGACGAAGTTGCCGCCCGGGACACCGAAGTCGGCCTCGAGGGCCGGCTCACCGTTCGCGGAGAGCATGGTGAACTTGCCGTCGGTGAGGAGGTCACCTCGGGCGAGCTCCATGCGGTTCAGCGAGTTCTGCGTCAGCGTGGTGGCGTCGTCGTAGATGGCGTCGACGAACGCGTTCTGGTTGGTGCCACCGGTGCGGGCGTACTCGAGGCGGAGACGCTCGAGCTCACCCATCTGCAGGCTGTCCGACAGCGGCGGGAGCTGCACGGACGACACCTGGGCGACGTCGCGGCGGGCGGAGTGGATCGCGCCGTCGTAGGAGCGGAACCGGGCGGTGCGGTTCGTGCGGGTGATCTGGCCGACGTCGATCCGGTTGGACTGGACGTAGACGTCGGGGAGCACCTGGTTGAGGATGAAGTTCGCGGGCTGCGGGACCTGGCGGACGAAGGTCGTCAGGTCGTCGGGCAGGACCGGGCCGTCGTAAACGATCATGATGAGGTCGCTTTCTGTTCTGGTCTCGTGTCGCGGCCGGTCAGGCGGCGAAGTAGACGAGCTTGAGGTCGGCCTGCCCGTTGGCGTCGATGTAGCCGCCGAGAGCGGCGGTGCCCGACGTCAGCGGCAGCTTGGAGGCGGAGACGAGGCCGTGGACCATGTAGCCCACCCCGACCTTGGTCTTGGCGGTGCCGTTGGGCTGCAGGACCTGGATGCTGGCGCGCAGGATCCCGACCGCGGTCTGGGTGCCGTCGACGGCGGTGTCCAGGTAGGGGCCGAGGGCGCCGCCGGCGGTCTTCTTGCCGAGCACGGTGCCGGACGGGATGAACCCGTTCGGGTAGTGCTGGGCGGCGTTGAAGAGGCTGACGTCGAGGGTCCCGTTGAGGGCCCACGCGTTCTCCGGGGGCGTGAGGTCCCACTCCAGGTTCTCGGACTGGAACGGCTGGGTGTAAACGGCGATGTCGGTCATCACTGACCCTTTCTCGTGTGGAGACTCGGTTGACGGTGCGGACGCGTCAGGCGGTGGTGGGCTTGCCGAAGCGCTTCTCGGCCATGGCCTTGCCCTGCTCGCCGGGGCCGTTCTGGCGGACGGGCTTGTGCCCGAGGCCGTTCACGGTGGGCCCGGCCTGTCGCGTGCGCGAGGTGCCCTTGGCGGGCGTCAGACCGTCGACGTAGGCGGTCACCTTGGCGGTGTCCACGTCTCCGGAGCTGGTCAGGAACTTCCGCATGTCCAGCGGCTCGAGGATGGTGTCGAGCTCCTCGTCGGTGAGCGTGTCGCCGAACTTGCGTGCAGCGACGGTCTCGAGCTTCGCCCGGACCAGCTGCGGCTGGTACTTCTCGTTGGCCTGCGCGGCCGCCGTCTTTGCGGCATCGGCCGCGGCCTTGTCCTTGTCGGACATGAGCTCCTGCTCGAGCTCGTCGTGCCGGGTGACCTTCGCGAGCAGCGCGTCGGCCTCCTCGGCGGACTTCACCCCGAGCTTCTCGAGGATGCCGTAGTTGTTCTGCGCCCGGCCCTGCCACTTCGTGGACTGGGTCCGGTGGTAGGCGGCCTGCTGCGCCGGGTTCATGTCCTCGACCCGCGTGTTGGCCGGGAACCCGGGGTCGTTCTGCTGACCACCGCCCTGGCCGCCCTGGCCGCCGTCCCCGGCACCAGCACCAGCACCGGCACCGCCGCCGGCGCCACCCTCGTCGCCGTCGGGCGCACCGCCGGCGATCGGGTAGAACTTCCGGCCCGACGGGGACACCCAGATCGGGTCGATGCCGAGGTCGGCCATCCGCTGGTCGCGGACGATGAACGGGTTGTTGCTGTGAGCCATGACGGCGGTCTCCCTTGTCGGGGTTGGTGGAGGTGGAAAGGACAGCCCGAACGGGGGCTGTCACAGGTGCGTGACGCCGGTCAGGTCGAGCCCTGACCGCTTCGCCTCTCGGGCGGTGAACTTGTGGCCGGCCACGGTGAGGACCGGGCCAAGCTCGCCGTGCTCGCGGACGAGGATGAGCTTCCGGTAGTCCGGCGTCCGGGCACCCGAGTCAGAGACCCCGAACCGCTCCTGGATCGCGGCGTGCGCGTCCTGCAGGAGCTGCTCGTCCAAGAGCAGGCCAGGGTCCTCGTCGCCGTAGATCGTGTCGACGCCACAGTCACAGCCCGGATGGATCGGCAGCAGCTCGCCCTGGCGGTACCGCTGGGTCGACGCCACGATGCACAGCCCGCAGTTCCTCGGACCCTCGAGGAGCCGGCGGTAGCCGACGACGTTCTTCGCGTCCTTCAGCACCTGCTGAGAGGCCAGCGTCTTGGTGCGCTGCAGGTCGGTCACCGCGCTGGTCTGCGCCTGCTGCAGCCCGTGCTCGACGGCCTTGTCGAGCGACGTTCCGTTGGACAGGTCCCGCCACACCGTGTGGAAGGGCCTCGAGTACACCTCCTCGAGCGGAACGCCGTTCCGGGCCGCCGCACCGGTCACATCGCCCGGGCGAACAGCTACCGGGGTGAACGCGCCGCCGAGCGCCGCGCGGCGCTGCTCGGCCAGGAACGCGGTGGTCAGCGCCGACATCTGCGCCTGGCCACCCTGGATCACCGGCAGGACCTGCGGGACGAACTCGAGCATCTGCTCGTCACGCCACGCCCCGAGCGCCGCCCAGGTGGCGGCCACGAACCCGGCGACCTTGTCGCGCAGCTGGGTGGTCGCGTGCTGGTATGCCGCGACCGATGCCGCAGCGGCCGCGGTGTCAGCGGCCGCCGGCACCAGACACCGTCACCGGAGCGGGAGCACCCTTCGGTGCCGGCTGTGCGGCGAGGAGCGCCTGCATCGCGTCCTGCGCACGCTGTGCGGCCGCGAGCCGGATCTCGTCAGGGGTCTGCTGCCAGATGACACGCTGACGCTGCTCCCAGGTCAGGGACTGGGCCTGCGAGTCCGCGGAGGCGCGCTCGGCAAGGGAGTACCGCTCCGCCGGCGTCCACTCGACCCGGATCTTCGCGGCATTTCCACGGTCCGAGTCGCCGGACATCGAGAACGCGGTCCCGACCGACCGGGCGAGCGCCCGGCCGAGGATCCGCTGGAAGTTCTCCACCGAGAACACGAGGCCTTCACGCTGCAGCTGGGCACCCTCAGCGGTCTGGGCGGCCGCGTCCGGGGTGAACATGGACAGCGGTGTCGAGGAGAACGCGGCGAGGTGCAGGACATCGTCCTTCGCCGACTGCAGAATGCCCTGCAGGTCGACCTGGCCGGACTCCCAGATCTTCACGCCCGGCGGCAGCTTCCACAGTGCGCCCGGGTCGGCGGAGAAGATGTCGTTGTAGTCGATCTCCTGGCCGTCCTCGTCGTGCGACGGCATCTCCTGGCCATCGGTCTGCTCGAGGCCGCGCTGCTTGAACGCCTGCATGGTCGCGATCACGACCCGCTGCAGGATCGTGTGGTTGATCCGGTCCAGGAGCCCGATGTGCTTCTCGAACAGCCCGAAGCCGTCCGGTTCGCGTGCCGGCTCAACGGGCACGTCCTGGAAGTCGTACTGCTCGGAGTAGACACCCTCCGGGTCCTGCGTCTCGTCGTCCGGGTTCCGGAACGGGAGCATGTCGAACGACTGCGGCGCGAACGTGATCTTCGGCGGCGGCGGGGGTCCACCGAAGAGGGTGCGCGGTGTGGACGCCTTCCGGTCCCGGTAGCCCACGTACTTGTACCCGCCCGGCAGCCACAGGTAGGCGTAGTCCCGGTTGACGAGGAAGTCGTGGGTGAGCTTGAACGCGGCGACCGTGCGGCCGGTGGCGTCCTCGATCGTGATCATCTCGCGCGGGTCCTCCGCGGTGATGATCTGCCGGTCGCCGTCCATGGCGTTCGCGAGGTAGCCCTCAGAGAAGGTGCCGATGTAGCCGGCCAGCTGGGGGATGGCCACCTCGAGGTTGTTGTCCAGGAACAGGTCCCAGGCGGTCTCGTCGCCGGTCTCGTCGAAGTCGACCGCCGTGCGGATCGCCCGCACCGACAGCCGGTCACGGCGCGACTGCACGATCAGCGCCGCGAGGTTCGACCGGGCGATCTGCTGCAGCTCGTAGAACGCCTTCTGCTCGTTCTTCGACCCGGTCCTCAACGGCGGCTGGCCGCGCCAGTAGCTGTCGAGCATCCGGAAGCGGGGCTGCTTCGCGGCGAGCTGCTTCGCGAGGAGGTCCATCCACCAGCCGGGGGAGCCGTGCTGTGACGCGTCGATCGGCACCGGTGTCTCCCTTCGTGGATGGTCAGCGGATCCGCTTCGGCACGGACGTGGTCTTCTTCATGGCTCCCCGCGCGATGGCGTCGAGCCGGGCCTGCCAGGCGAGCACCGCGGCGACCGCGGCGTCGATCTTGTCCGCGGAGTCCGGGTGACTCTTCGCGATCTGCACACCCGTGCTGGTGGGGATCATCCGGGCGTGCAGCAGGTGGGACGTCAGGTAGAGCCCACCGTCGAAGGTGAGTTCCTTGTCGAGCACGGCGTTCTTGAACTGCTCCAGCGCCATCACCGTTTTCGAGGACCGACCGCCGACCATCCACCACTCGATGGGGTGGACACCCGACGACTTCGCGACCAGGTTGCGGCCGTACTTCGCTTCCCAGCCGGCGACGTAGGACTCCCACTTCGCAGGGTCGGCGTAGAACCCGACGACCTTCCACGTCCTGAACGCGTCCGCGACCGCCGCCTCGATCTCGGAGACCGGCGGCGACCACATCTGGCCCTTCGGCCAGTCGGCCGGCTGCTCCCACACCGACTTCCGCGAACCGGTGAACGGCTCGAAGATGTGCCCGTCGGACAGACGGCACGCGATCAGCGCGGTGGCGTCGGTGACACCACGGGCGCGGCCGCGGGATCCGTCGAACCCGAGCGTGATCTGCTCGCCCGGCTTCACGACCTTGTCGGAGGCCTTGACCCCCTCGAGCTCCAGCGCCGAGAGCCACGAGTCGGACCGTTCGGTGATCTGGTTCAGGAAGTAGCGGCGCGAGTCCTCGACTGTGGAGTCCGGGTCCCAGAAGTCCTCGATGACCCGCTCGAGGTTCACCCAGCCGCCGTTGACGTCGGCGGACCCGCCGTAGGCGATCGCCAGCCCATCCTTCAGCGACTTGTGGTCGTAGATGTTCGTCTCCGCCGGCGCCGCCCGGTGGTCGAGCACGATCGTCGCCCTGGCCTTGCGCTTCTGCTGCGCCTCGACCGCTTTGAACGACATCTCCGCGACCGTCTTGTCGCCAGGGTTGAACGCGTTCGGCGACTCGATCGACGACCCCTGCGTCTTCGTCAGGTTCCGTCGTACCGCGGCGGCCAGGGAGACACCGCCGTTCGACTTCCGCCACGACTCGGTCTGGTCCATGATCGCGAACACCGGCCGGCCACCCTCACGGGAGTCACCAGCTGACGTCGCGTACTCGATCCGGCCACGGGGGATCGCAATGAACGTCTCCATCGGGTCGATCCCGTAGTCGTCGAACAGGCCCGGGCTGTTCCGGGCCATCTCCAGCATCGGGTCCCACGTGTTCGCGGTCTGGTCCTCGCTGGTGGCCAGCACCTGCACCCGGGCCTTGAACCCGAGCGACGTCCACGGCCGAGCGACCGGCTCGCCGTCGGCGTCCCAGCCGTCGAGGATCACGTCGCCCAGGCCCTCGACGAGCCCGAGGGCCGCGAGGAGCGGGGACTTGCCCCAGCCCTTCGGCCGAGACAGGACCGCACGGTTCGTGAGCCGGGCGTTGACCATCGACCGGCCGACAATCGCCGGCCCCCGGAACTTCGGGTCGACCCGGTAGAAGTTGAGGACGAACTGGGCCTGCTCCTCGGTGAGCTCGAGCGGCTCACCAGCGGAAGGACCGTCCGGGACGATCAGGTACTCGGTGATCCAGTCCAGGATGTCGTAGCCGAGGGTCGGGACCTCGCCCTCGTACTCAGGGCCGCGCCAGGGCACGGGGACCACCTGGTCCACGCGCACCGGTCATGATCCGGTTCACCCGGACACGACCTTGAGCCCGCCGTACTTCGACGCGTTCCGCTGGGACCGCCGCTGCGGTGTCCTGGTCGCCGGCGCCGCAGCCGGTGCGACCTCCCACCGCAGTCGCAGCATCGCGACGTCGTTCAGGCCGAGCCGGTCCTCGCGCTGGCGGGCTTCCTTCGCGTCGTCGAGCGAGCCGGACTCGGCCTTGGCCTGGTGCCGGGCGAACATCGCGACCTCGCGATACCAGCCGCGGCGCTCCCACTGGGTGGCCTGCGGGGTCTTCCAGAGCCCGGACCAGATCTCCTTCTCCAGGCGGGACGCAGCCTTGCGCAGTGCCTCGAGCTCGCGCTGCCGCTTCACCTTCCGGTCACGGCCGCGGCGCAGCGCCGAGCGGCGGCGGGCCGCGCCCTCCCACTCGATCTCGTTGTCGACGTCCTTGATCTCGAGCTTGATCATTTCGATCTCGCTGTCGATCGTGACGTCAGCGCCGAGCGGCCACGCCGGTGCGCGACCCTTGCGTCCCTCGGCGGGAAGCTGCGTCATCGCGACGGTCGCGTTGCGGCGAGCTCGCATGTCCTGGTGCTTGGGGGGCGGACCATTTCCGGCCATCGTCGTGAGTCCCTTCCCTTGACGGGATCGTGCCCGTGGCGGGCGTTGGTGGTGCCGGCCCCAGCGCCGTCGTGGCGATGGCGCATCGAGGTGCACGCGGGAAACCCCAGACCCGTACAAGATCCGAGCAGCAGCACGCTTCGGCGCGCCCTTGGGTGGGGGGAGGGGTTCCCCCCGTGGGGTGACGCCAGGGTTGACAGGTCAGAGGAGGCCTGGATGCCGCTCGGGCTTGCGTCTGGCCTGCCCGTAGTAGCGGCGGCGGCCGCGAGCCGCCTCGGCTCGGGTCTTGATGCCGTGGCAGTGGTCGCAGGCGCCCTGGCCGTTGGCGACGTCGTGCTCAGCGCCGCCCTCGCCCACCGGAGTGATGTGGTCGGCATGGTCAGCGCGGCCGGTGCAGCCGTCGTACTGCAGCTCGCAGCAGCCTCGTGCTCGACGCTTCACGGCGGCCGCCCAGCGCTTGTGCTCGACGGTGGAGGTGCGGGTCTGCTCGTTGGACCAGGCCATCAGCCGGGCCCGACGACCTTGCCGCGCGGCTTGTGGCCGTGCATGACGCGGTTGAGGTCGCTGCCCGGATAGAAGTGGAACACGTCGTGGAACCACTGAGCGGCGGTGCGCTTGGCCAGCTCAGGGCTCAGGAACTTCGACAGGTGGTGGTAGAGCTCGGTCCACGGGTCGTCCTTGTCGGCCCACTTCGCGAGCCCACGCGGGTCCTTGGTCCAGTAGGCGTGCAGCCGGCGCGCGCCCTCGGCGCCAGACGGTGTGGTTGCGGCCATCACTCCCGGTCCTCTCGGGCGTCGAGGCTGTGGTGCACGAAGATCCAGCCGCTGCAGCGTGAGCCAGCGACGGCCTCGCTGTAGGGCCCGCAGACGCATGCGCCGAACGACGTGGTGTCGTGGGCGACCAGGTCGTCGTCGGGGGTGACGTGCACGATGTTGCGTGCCTGGTCGGTCTTCTCGGTGTGCCAGGTCTTGAGCACCGTGCACCTCCGGGGATCACGGGCCGCGCGCCGCGGCGCCCGTCACGCGGCCCGCGCCGGGGTCCGACGCCATGCGCCACGCAGGCCCAGCAGTCGGAGGTTCCCTCCCCGAGAATGGCGAACGCCCCGGGCCGTGAGGCTGCGGGGCGTGCTGTGGGTGAAGTGATCCCACTGTGAGCAGAGTAGTTGCAAGCGCCTACTTTGCGCGATGTTTCCGGCGTTTCGTGCTTTCGGCGAGTCGTCGGATGGTGGCGAGGTCGTAGACGTCGTTTCCGTTGCGGTCGATCCCACTGCGTGCGACGAGGTGTCGGTGTTTCCAGGACCTGATGGTGGCGTAGGGGACCGACAGTCTGCGGGCGGCCTCGGCGAGCGACACGTGCTCGCGGGGGCCGGCGGCACTGGCCAGGAGTTCCTCGAGGTCCTCGTCGGTCGTCGTGTAGGGCAGCACCTGGCATCAGCCCTTCGCCTGGGCGGCGTGGCGGCGGGCGAGATCAGCCATCCAGCCCTTCGGTGGCGGCCACGGGACGCCCCAAGCGGCGAGCTGCTCTCGGGTCCAGCCGCCGGCTGGGGTGCGCGCGGCGTCAACCTCGGCAGGGCTCGGGAGGTCCGGGGCGGCGGGCTGGAACGTCATGGTGGTCACTCTTCCACCTGGTCAGAGTCGATGCCGGCGATGATCGCTAGGGCGAAGCGCTCGGCGGCCGCCCGCTTCCTGGTCTCGAGGTCGCGTGCTTCGGCGGCGCGGGTCTTGTCGGCGTCCTCGATGAGCATCGCGAGGCGCTGGAAGCCCTTGTCGCCGGTCCAGGTGTGGCGGTGGTAGCCGGTCTTGCAGGGGCAGCGGGCGGCGTCGTGGTCGTCGTACTGGGGGCTGGTGGTGCCGTTGCACTGGCAGGGTTCGGGGTTGCCGGAGTCGTAGGACGCTCCGCAGCGGACGACGCCGGCGTCGGAGTAGAGGGTCAGGGAGCGTTGTCCGCACCAGGGGCAGAGGGCGTGGAGGCGGCGGGCGGCTGCGCCGTGGACGCGGTCGCGGACGGCGCGGCGGAGGCTCTCGACCTCGGTGGTGGTCCTGGTGAGCCAGGTCAGGTCGTGGATGCGGCCGACGACGTCGATGAGGTGGGCGAGGAGGTGCTGCTCGTCGAGGGAGTCGGGGTCGCGGCGGCGTTCGAGGGTGGCGAGGAGTACGGCGTCGACCAGGCCGAGGCGGTCGCGGGCACCGACGTGGATCCAGAACAGGTCGCCTTGGACCTGGGCGATGAGGTCGAGGACGGGGGCGCTGGCCGGTGTGGGGCTGGCGCCCATCTTCGGGAGGGGCTGCGGCGGGATGGGCTGGGCGCGGTTCGCGGCGGCCAGTGCCCGGTCCTCGTCGCGTTCGCGGCGGACGAGGACGTCGAGGGCGGCGCGGCCGCGGCCGGTGAGGAAGCGGGTGGGGGTGAGGTTCGTCGCGACGTACACCTCACGGAGGGTGGGGAGGTCGCGACGAAGGTCCTGCAGTGCCCCGATGAGCGCGACCTGGCAGGCCTCGACCGCGAGGGCCACGTCCTGGTGGTCGGCCGTAGTGCTGGTCGTGGTGGCGGTGTGGGTGGTCTTGGGTGTGTGGCGGCGGCTCATGGGTGGGTCTCCGTCGTCGTGGTGGTGTCGGGGGTGGTGAGTTCGTCGAGGGCCTGGGCGTGACCGTCGGCGAGGCCGGCCTGGTAGCCGAACAGGGCCGCGTGGCTGGTGCGGTCGTCCCGGGTGAGCTGGGCGGCCTGGCCGCGGGCCTCGGCGGCACGGACGTAGGCGACGAGCTGGGGGACGACCCCGTCTGTCGCTTCGAGCGCGGCGCCGAGGGGGAGCCCGCGGCCGGACAGGCCGCGGGTGAGGATCGCGCGGACCTCGTTCGCGATCGTGTTCACGGGCAGGGTCATCAGTTGTCGCCCCTGCCGTCGGCGACCACGTGCGCCGGCTGCTCGATGACGGTGCACGCCGGGTAGGCGGGGTCGTAGAACTGGAAGTAGCCACCCGGGCAGGCGGTGCACTTGTAGCAGTACTCGTCGTCGCGTGTGCCCAGGCCGCCGGTCGGGTGCCTCGCCCAGGGCCGGTCGCCCGGGCAGCGGTCCATGACGGTCGGGCACCACTCGCGGCGGCACGTCGCGCACCGCACGCACTCGGGGCAGGGCTCGTGGTTGATCGGCTCGTCGCCGAGGAACTGGATGCTCATCGGCGGCCCTTTCGTGCTCGGGTGCGGCAGTGGTAGGCGTGCCCGTCGATGGAGAGCTTGGGCGGGTTGGCCATCGGGGAGCACCGGTCGCACCGCGGTGCATGCCGGCGGCGGGTTGCGGGGCTCATGAGGACAACGGTCACCAGGTGCGTGGAGGGCGCGAAGGAGCGCGCGAGGTAGCGCATGCTGGCTGCGTGGCTGCCCCGTCTCAGGGTGGCCGTTGGCGGCTTCAGCATCTGGTAGACGTGCTGGAGGTGGGCCTTCTGCCAGGGCTCCAGGGAGACCTTGAGGTGCTCCTCGAGGAAGGTGATCGCGTTGTCGCCGATCTTGGTGTTCACGGGCATGGGGTCTCCTCGGGGATGGTGGTGCCGCAGGCCCAGCAGACGGGGTCGCCGGACCAGCTGACCGCGCAGTCCGGGTCGGGGCACTTGTGGCGGCTCCCGGCGAGCACCATCGGGGCGAGGGGTGGTCCGACCCAGTTGGTGCGCGCCCACTGCGGTGGGATCTCGCCGTGGTCGGGCATGAGCTCGCCGTCGGTGTAGTCGGAGAGCCAGAACGAGGACCTGCCGGCGGGCAGCGGTGACGGCTGCTGCGGGGGTTCGACGAGCCGAGCGGGCACGGTGTCGATGGTCGTCACGGGCAGGTGCTCCTTCAGGGTCTCAGGGACGGTCGGGCGGGTCATGCGATGGCCGCGAGTTCGCGGGCGATGCGGCCGCTGGTGAGGTCTTCGGGTCGCCACACGTCGATGTCCAGGCCGACGTTGCGGAGCGCCTGGTGGCACTCGACCTGCTTCGGGGTGACGGTGCCGGTGGTCTTCTTCAGCTCGCGGAAGAGGACTCCGCGGCGGCCGATGAGGACGTCGTCTACCCAGCCGGCGGGGGAGTTGCGGCTGTTCCAGGTGTGGTAGCGCAGGATCCCGAGTCCCTTGGCGAGGTCGCGGACAGCTTCCTCGAGGGTGTCCTCGGACATGGCCGCGGCGGCGGCCTGTCGGTAGTCGGAGGCCTTCACCGTGGCGGTCCGAGGTGCCACCAGGAGCCGCAGGTGCACACGTGGACGCCGTCGTGGCCGTCGGGGCGGGTGCATCCGCAGGACTCGCCGCCGAGCTTCCAGATGGGGCCGGTGTGGGCGGTGCAGGTGCGGGTCCAGCCGTACCGTGCCCATGCCGTCTCGAGGAGCTGCTCGAGGTAGCTCTGTGCGAGGCGGCGTTCGGCCTGGACGGTGGCGGCGTACCGGTGGGCCGAGGCGCCCTCGCGGAGGTAGAAGGCGGCGTCGGACGCCTCAAAGTGGGTGCGCAAGGTCGCGATGACCGGCTCCCACGAGAACGGGTCGGGGTAGCGGCACCCGCGCGCCTGGGTGCTCACGGGGTCCCCTGGTCGGGCTCGTCGGTGAGGTTCGCGAACGACGTCAGTGCGGTCTCAGCGACCCAGCCGATGGCGTTGACCAGGTCGAGCACGACCGCGACGGCCAGCGCGAGAGCGAACGGGAGGCTACGCATCGTGGCCCTCCCCGAGGTAGGCACGGGCGAAGTCCTCGGCGGGCGGGAAGTCGTAGTACGGGTTGACGTCCAGGCCGTCGGCGATGATCTCCAGCATGTCGGCGCAGGCGAGTGCGGCGGCGGGGTGCCACGAGGCGATGTGCTCGGCGTCTGCTGGGTCGATGCCTCCGCAGACGTTCGGCTCCACGTCGGTGTAGTCGACGGTGTACGACCCTTCGCCGAAGCGGTCAAGGTCGCCGCGCATCCACGGTCCCGGCGTTGCAGCCTCGGCCCGCTCCCGGATCAGCGCCACAGCCCGCCGGATGATCTCGGCGCTCACTGGCCCGCCTCCCGCTCAGCGAGGGCGGCGGCGAGCGCGTCGTGGTCGTCGGGATTGAGCCAGCAGCCCGCATCCCACAGGGCAGCGCCGCGCGCGTCATGGGGGCCATGCGAGCCAAAGCGCAAGGATGCCTGTCCGATCAGCTCGCGATACGCCTCCCGCAGTGCCTCGGCCCGCGCCTCGGCGAGCATCCGCGCCAGGGTGTCGGAGGCGAGGACCGCATCGACCGCCTCCTCGACAGCGGACGTGTCCGCGCTGAGCGCGATGCCGTGGGCCAGCCCGGTGATCCGATCCGTGGTGACGTGGAGCCGCACGGAGACCGCCTCGATCAGCCCCTCACGCACCCCCGCCAACTCCTCGCGCTCACTCACCGGGTCTCCTCGGTCACAGCGGGCGGAATGACGCGGGTCTGCGCGGGGGACATGTCGCAGTCTGTGAGCGTGAGGTTGACGCGCCGGGCTTCGATCCCGGTCATGTCGATGACGACCTTGTCGCTGTAGCCAGGGCACCCGTGCTCGTCATCGGGCTCCTCGTCGCCCCGAGCAGGAACGAACTCGACAGGGGCGAAGATCGCGCCTGGCCAGATGCACCAGATGCCATCGTCGCCGTATTCGATTGGGACCTTCGCCCAGATCGTGTCGTCCACCTTCACGAGGACGGTTGCGGGCTTGCCGTAGGGCGGGTTCAGTTCGTCGCGCAGCAGACCCTCGACTTCGATCAGGTCGTCGGACGCGCCGTAGATGATGAGTGCGTCATTCTCGGCGGTGTGCCTCACTGGTCCGCCTCCCGCTCAGCGAGGGCGGCGGCGAGGGTGCCCGAGAGCAGCGCGCCCACGACCGACTCGATGCTCGGCCCATCGCCCGCTGCCCAGCCGTAGCCCTCGGGGTCAAGGTGCTCGTACATGCGGTCGGTCACCGCCTCCACCAGCGTCTCGTCCTCCGCGAGCCCGGCGACGTACTGCGCGGGCGACTGGGCGGGGGGTGTGATGCGGACCAGATCCCACACGCCGAGCGCCTGCTCGATGTACGGCCAGACGCAGTCAGAGGCAGTGCCGTCCGAGAAGTGAACCGACCACTGACCCGTCTCTCGCAAGTGGAAGACCAGAGACTGCCTGCCGCCCGAGTAGGCGTACCAGCCCGGCGCGATGGGCTCGGGCGTCTCGGGGTCGATCTTGGTCTCAGCCACGGGTTCCTCCTGCGGTGGTTCGGATGCGGTGGGTGACCTCGTTGGCGAAGCCCTTGCCGGCGTTCTCGGCGACGGTGAGGAGGACGGTGACGGTGGCGGCGATGCCGGCCGGGGTGGTGGGGAAGTACGTGGCCTCGAAGACGTCGGGGCGGGCGTAGCAGAAGATCCCGTGCTCGTCGCGGATGATCCAGCCGGTGTCGAACACCGCGGACGCCCCGCTGGCGCCGGTGAGCACGATCGACCCTGCGTAGCTGGTGCCGTCCTTGAACTGGACGGTGGTGTCAGCGGGCTGGTGCCGGCGGATCCAGTCGATGATCGGTGCGGCGTCCTCGGGGGTGCCGTCGAAGCGCATGGCTTCGATCTCGATGGGCTTGCGGCGGTACTTCATCGGGGGTCTCCGATCGTGGGGGTGCGGTGGCCGCTGCGGGTGGCCTGGAGGCGTTGGAGTCGGTGCACGAGCTGCGGGTCGTAGGCGGCCGCGGCGTGCTTGTCCAGGACGCTGCGGAGCCGCTGGTTGAACCTGGTCAGGGAGTGGTCGAACCGGTCCTGGACCGCGGCGTCCTGGGCGCCGAGGTAGCGCCAGTCGAGGCGGGCGAACTCGAGGACCTCCAGGTCGGCCGGCGTGAGGGGCGCGGCCCGGTGGGTGGCCGCGGCTGCGGCGGTCTCGGCCTCCCAGTCGTCGTCGGTCTGCGCGAAGACGGTGAAGGTGTCAGTCACGGGGGTCGCTCCCGTCGGACCGGTCGATGAGGACGACGTTGATGCCCATGCGTTCGACGAGGTTGACCAGGGCAAGGGCGGGGCCGCGGGTGTCGACGTGGCCGGCGGTCTGGGTGTGGGTGCCGGTGATCTGGCGGGCGGGGATCTTCCCGCGGCGCTTGTAGAACGCGGTCGCGGTCCAGGCGACGTCGTCGTGGGGGCCTGGCTCTTCGTCGTCGGCGAGGGTGCGGTCGGCGGCGTCGTAGGCGAGCTCGATCTCGTTGCAGCCGGTGCGGGTGCGGATCTCGGCGATGAGGTCGACCACGAGGGTGTCGGGGCGTCCCTGGATGAGGATCTGGTCGCGGTCGGTGCTCATCGCTTCGCCTCCGCGACCTTGGCGTCGACGATGCACTGGCCGCAGGTGCCGTCGGTGCGGAGCTCGACGTCGCGGTGGTCTGCGACGGTGCAGTAGGCCTTCACGACGGCGAGGCGTTGCCCGGGTGGCGGCATCGCCTTCCAGGTGCCGATGAAGGCGGCGACGTGCACTGGGGGTGGCTGCCGGGTGGTGCGGACTGCGGTGTCGACGAGGCGGGCGTCGCCGTGAGTGTCGATGAGCTGCAGCAGCAGGGTGGTGTTCTCGTTGCCGAGCTGGTCGAAGCGGAGCGCCTGGAGGGCAGTGTGGGACTGGAGCTTGTCGCGGAGGATCGCGATGGCGGTGGGGATTTCGTCGGCTGCGGCGGCGGCCGTGAATGCTGCGGCAGCAGCATTTCTACTCTTACTCTTACTCTCCCCCCGTGACATCACGTGACCGGTCACGTGATCCGTGGTGTGACTGTCACGTGACCGGTCACGTGACTCACTGGTGGTTGGGTCCGGGGTGTCCCTGCTGGTGGCGCGCTGCTTCGCCTTCCGGGTCCTGTCGTTCTTCCGGCGGGCCGCGAGTGCATCGAGCTGCTCCTGGTAGTGCGACCAGTTCCGGATCCGGTAGCCGCCCGTGACCTTCTCCCACGGGCCCGGGTCGCCCAGGGGCGTGTCCCGTGTGAGCTGGCGGACGATGGTCTTCGCGCGAGCGGGCCGGCGGGTGAGGTCCTGGAGCTTGGTGTCGGGGATGAACCCGCCGGTGTCCGCGCGGCCGCAGTAGGCGATGCCGCGGGTGAACATCACCTCGCCGGAGTCGTCCGCGGTCGCGATCGCGACGTCGTCGGGATAGGTGGTGTAGAGCTTGACCCAGTCCATCAGGGGGTGGGCTCCTCTCGCAGGTAGGCGCGGGTGCGGGGCTTGCGCTTCGGGGTGCGGGTGTACGTGGCGGCCGCGACGTACAGCTCCGGTCGGGCCGGGCGACCGCCGAGGACCAGGCGGCCCAGCTCGGTGGTGATCGCACGCTGGGCGGCGTCCGACCACGCCAGTGCGTGGGGGCGGCTCATGAGGCGACCTCGTAGGGCTGGCCGATCCACGGCCGGCCGGCGATGCGGAGCGGTGGTGCCCAACCGTGTCGGGCGGCGGTGGAGCGGGCGCGGGACGCGGCGATCTTGTCGTGGTGGGTGCCCTCGGGTGGGGGCACGTTGACGAGGGTCTTGTAGAGGGCGTGCACGGTGACCGCAGTGCCGGCGAGGCAGGTCCCCTCGGAGTGGATGAGCGTGCACATGTTCGCGGTGGTCATGCCCAGGTGGCGGGCGAGCTTGCCCTGGGACCAGCCGGCCGCGACGAGGGCGCGGAGCCGGCGGCGGGTGTTGTGACCCTCGACGCGGGTCCCGGGGGCGATGTCCAACGGGACGGCGAGGACCGCGGCCGCGACGTGGGGCTTGAGTCGCCGCGACGGGGCGCGACGGCTGCCGTCGCGGCGGGCTCCCCCGTAGAGCAGCGTCGCGACGGTCCGCGACGACACCCCGGCCGCGGCCGAGATCCTCTCGGCACCCATGCCGTGCTCCATCAGGTAGCGGACGTGGGTGCGTGCCGGGTCGGCGTCGACGAGGCCGTTCCAGCGGCCGTAGGCCTGCTGCCGGGACCGGGCGGCGTCGTAGCGGTGGTTGGCCTCCGCACACGGCGTGCACCGGCAGCCGTCGGCGACGTAGCAGATGTTGGTGCCGTGCTGGTGGTCCGCGACCTTGTGGAGGCACGGCTTCGGGGTGCGGTCGGTGATCGGGCGGACAGTGTAGGTCACGCCTCCCCCCGGGTCGTCGTGTCCTCCGGGAGCACCGGTGCGGGCTTGACGGGCTGGGAGCAGAGCGCGCAGTCACCGGTCTTGGCGGACACCTGGTGGAGGTGCTGACGTTCGTCGGCGCGGATCACGGACTCCCAGCACTCGCCGCAGGCCATGCCGCCGACGGTGCGGCCGCGGGGGTGGTCGAGCTGCAGGCAGCGGGCCTTCGCTCGGTTGGCGAGGTCGTGGGCGGGGCCGAGGTGCCAGCCGCGTGGGATGCCCTTCTGGCGGACCTTGCCGGCGTTGAGACGGCCACGCTGCGACGCCTCGGCGAGCTTCATGTCTCCGTCGCGGACCTGCTGTTGTTCCTCGACGGTCAGGGCGAGCAGCGCGAGGCGCAGTGACACGTGCGGCTGGGAGCGGCCGACACGGCGGGCGAGCTCGGCGTCGGAGCAGTCGAGCTGGGTCTTCAGCCGCTGCAGGCCACGGGCCTCCTCCATCGGGTTGAGGTCGCTGCGCTGCCCGTTCTCGATGAGCATGGCGGCGAGGACGTCGTCGGGGCGCATCGTGTCGCGGACGATGCAGGCGATCGTCGCCCAGCGGAGCAGCCGTGCCGCGGCGAGGCGCCGGTGGCCGGCGACCACGAGCAGCTGGTTGCCTTCGCGGCGGGCCACGACCGGCTGGAGCAGCCCGGCCTGGGTCATGGAGTCGGCCAGCTCGGTGACATCGCCGACGTCGTCGCGGACGTTCATCGGGTCCGGGCGCAGGTCGGCGACCTTCACCTGCAGCAGACGACCCATCACATCCTCGGCACCCGTGTCGTCGGTGTCGTCGTTGATGTGGGCGGCCTTCTCGAGGAGCGCGGCGGCTGCGGCGCGCATCTGGTCCTTGTCGGGGTAGCCGTGGCGGCCGACGATCGTCTGGACCTGCGGCAGGGTGAGGCCGTGCCGGTGGGCGATCTCGGGCAGCTCGAGCTTCGGGTAGGCGGACGCGACGATCTGCTGCAGCATCGCGGCCTGGGTCGCGAGCGGGGTGATGTCGAGCGCGGTCGGGGTCATGCCGGCACCGCAGCGGTGAGGAGGAGCCGGGTGAACGACCCGGGCTTCGGGACGGCGGGGGCTTCGTAGATCAGGACGTCCTCGGCGATGTTCCCGGAGCCGGGCACGTTCACGGAGGGCGCCATGGACCAGTGGCCGGGGCCGGTGAGCGCGGCCTGGGTGCGGACCGCGACGTCGGGCAGGTCGGCGGTGGCCTCCGCGATGAGCGCGCGCAGCGGCCGGGTCGGGTCGAGGATGGGCCAGATGGCCCGGAAGGTCATGTTCGTCATCGGTCGGACTCCCCCTGGAGTACGGCGGCGAGCTGCTGCTGGCCGGTCGGGTGGTCGGCGTGCACGATCTGGCACGGGTGGCAGATGTGGGCGCGCGGGTTGATGAGGGTCATCGGCTGGGTGCAGGCCGGGCAGGTCACCGGTCCATCACCGACTCGGGGATGCGGTGAACGGCTGGCATGTGGACCGGCACGGGGGTGCGGCTGACGAACCAGTGCGCCGGTCGGGCGCCCTGGGCCTGCTCGATCTGGCCGCGGAGCTCGGGGAAGTCGCGGGCGACGACCGACCACGGGTGGACCTCTGCGGTTTCGGTGACCAGATAGCAGTAGCGGAGCCGGTCGCAGCGGATGAAGTTGCTGGTCAACCCCAGGGAGGCACGGTCCGGGACGGCCATGTCGGTGAGCCACACGAACTGCGTGGTCCAGGGCATGTTGAGCTGAGCCATGGGCAGCTGGTCGCCTGGCAGTAGGACGCGCTGCTCGTTGATTCCTTCGATCGAGTGGCTGCACGTGTAGTGGTAGAGCACGGTGACCGGTTCCTCCTCTCTTGGGTGGTGGGGGTCCGCGGGCTGCCGGTGCCGGAGTCGAACCGGGTCCGGTGGCCACCGTCCTGCAGCGCCATCTGCTGGCCGGCAGCCCGCGGGGCTGGGGTGAGTAGCGGGCTACGCGGGGCGGCCGCGGAAGACGGGCGCTTCGACGGCGACGTCGACGGCGTTGACGTAGTCGTTGAACGCCTCCCGGAGCACGTCGCCGGGACGGACGAGGTGGTAGGACAGGGCGAGCTGCCCACCGGAGAGGCGGTACCGGAACCGGGCGTAGACCGTGTAGTCCTCGCCGCCCTCGAACGGGCGGAGCGTGAGCTGGAACTGGGTGGGGATCTCGATGTCGCCCTTCTCGCCGGCCTTCGCGGCGGTGTTCTCCTCGTACTTGAGGGTCACCTCGCTGGAGTGGAGCCGCTGGGCGCCGGTGAAGTTCACGCCGGTGGTGGCGTGGAACGACTGGGCGATCTCGAGCATGGTCGCGGAGTCGGGGGCGACGACGTCGATGGCCTGGTCCTCGATGTGCTCGGCGAACGCCTTCTGGTCGAGCCACTTCCGGTCGTTGCGCTCCCACGCCGTCCAGGCGTCGGTCTTGACGAGCTCGAGCTCGATGCGGTGGTCGCCGTACCCGGCGCCGTGGTCCGCGGCGGTGGCGTCCTCGGAGGAGACCGCGTCCTGGTGGGCGTTGATGACGCCGACGAGGCGCTGCTCGGGGTAGTCGGCCCACACCTCGGTCTCGGGGATGGCGTGCTTGTCGAGGTAGCCGGCGAACGAGTCGGCGGTGTGGACACGGACCGTGCCGGTCTTGCGGCGCGGCCGGGGCCGGTGGTGGTCGAGGAGGTCCTCCTCGTCGATGCTGACCAGCTGGCCGCCGGCCGGGACGATCTGGGTGAAGAACCGGGTGCTGTCGCCGAGCGGCCGGGCGCCGGCGATCGCGACGCCGGCGTTGAACCCGGCCTGGGCCTCGGTGCGGACGTCGACGTCGTTGTCGTTGGTGATGTGGGTGAGCTCGGTCATCAGTTGGCCTTCCTGGACGCATTCGCGTCGGCGCCGGTGTTGGTGTTGGTGTCGGGGACCTCGCGGAGGCCCTCGAAGGCGTCCTGGTCCGGGTCGGTGCGGGAGAGGTTGCCGTCGCGGGTGAGGTAGAACAGGGACGGCTTGACCGTGCGACGCGGGGTCTTCACGGTGATCTGGTCGAGCACCGCGAACCGGGACTCGTCGTTCTTGTCCGGCTCGAAGGTGAGAGACAGGGTCAGCGACCCCTTCTTCCCGGTGTCGACGCACGCCTGCATCAGCTCGTGGACGGCGTCGGTGAGGTCGGCGTTGACCTTCCCGCGCCGCAGGTCGGCGAGGAGGTCGAGGAACGGGCGCTTGAACACGCTCATCGGGTGGTGGTCCTTTCGGTCGGGTCGGGGTTGTGCTCGGTCTGGTCGTGCCGGTGGGGCTGGTGGAACGGGTAGTCGCCGACGAGGGCGCGGGCGGCCGGCTCGGACAGCTGTCGGGTGGCCTGCCACTCGTCGATCAGGTCGCCGGGACGCCAGGCCTTCTCGTTGACGAGGACCAGGGCCCCGGGGAGGGAGTAGGCGGGGACGTCGCGGGCCTCGAGGGGGATCCAGGCAGTCAGGTGCACGGCGAACGCGATGAGGATCTGGTCGTCGCAGTCGGGCTGACGGCACTTCTTCGGGCGGGCGGTGCTCACGCCACACCCCGCTTCGGGTGGCGCTGCCAGGTCCAGGCGGCTACGTCGGCCCGGCCGCGCTGGGTGAACGCGCAGCCGGCGCTCACCCAGGTGATCCGGTTGTCGCGGCGCTGGAACCCGGCCGCACCGCACACTGGGCACCGGCGAAGCGCCCCACCGGCCACGGCAGTCCGACCGGGTCGGGTCAGCGCGATGACCGTGCCGGCGGCGACGAGGACCCCGAGGATCAGCAGCGCGAGGGGCTGGCCGGTCATCGGAGGCTCACCCCGCCCGCGGGCACCGGCCGGGAGCAGCTGGCCAGCAGTACCCGGCCGACCTCGGTGATGGCGATGGAGTGGCCGCGCAGCCCGTCGCCCTTGCAGCGGCCCTCGAACTCGAGGTCCAGCCACGTGTTGTCGACGGCGACCTGCCCGGACTCCTCGGCCTCACGGACCGTGAGGCCCGCGAACACCGCGGACCGCACCAGGAACCGGCTCGCCGACATCGTCGGCACCACCAGCGCCCACCGGTTCCGACCCGACGGCACGATGTACGACGTCCCCAGGTCCTCACGGAACCGCAGCCGCCGCAGGAGCTCCTTGGTCGCGCTCACGCCGCGGCCTCGCGGGCCTGAGTACGGGCCTCAGCGAGGAGCTCCTCGTCGACGTCGGACAGGTCGTAGCCGGTGCTGGTCAGGTAGGACCAGGCCTCGAGTGCGTGGTCGCCCTGGTCGAGACGCCACTCGACCTGGGCGGCGAGGAGCGCGGCGTACACCTTGAGGAACTTCGCCGGGGTCAGGTCGACGAGCGTCGCGATGTGCTCCTCCGGGACGGACCAGCCCCACTCGGCGGTCTCGGCCGCGTCGAGGCCCAGGCCGTGCGCGTAGGCCCCGGTGTCGAAGCCCTCAGAGACCATGAGGGTGGCCGTGACGGTGACCCGCAGCGCGGCCAGCTGCTTCTTGTCGACGGTCTTCGTGGTGAACAGCCCGGCGAAGTGGCCGGCCAGGTGCTCGACGCGGACCTTCGCCGCGGCGACCCTCCGGGCCTGCGCGGCCTCACGGGCCTCACGGTCCCGAGCCCACTGCGCATCACGCTCGGCGCGCTGCTCGTCGCTCACCCCGGGCGACGTGTCGTCGGTGCGGTGCTTCTTCGGCTCGGTGCAGGTGACGAACAGTCGGCCGTCGTGCTCGGTGACGGCGAGGCAGCCGTCGTGGGCGTCCTCGGTGGCGGCGTCCTCGAACGGCCACCGGTCCATCCAGTCGAGTCGGTACGGCCCCTCGTTCTGGTTCCAGTAGGCCATGCTCGACATGGGGTTGGTGAGGGGGATGCCCTCGGTGGCGGCGCGCTTGCGGAGTGCCTGGTCGGCGGCCTTCCGGTCCCGGGCGTCCTTCTCACGCTGCACCTGGTAGCGGAAGTTCTCAGACCCGATGTGCTGCTCGAGTCTCGCCACGGACGCCGGGTCGTCCGCGAACTCGAGCAGCGCCTCCGCGTCACCGAGGGTCATCTGCCCCTCGTGGAGGCGGGACCGGGCGGTGTCGGTGAGCCGGCGCAGCTTCAGACGGTCCTTGATGGTGGACTCCGGCCGCCCGGTGGAGGCCGACATCTGCGCCGGGGTCATCCCGAACAGCTCGAGCTGCTCGTAGGCGGCTGACTCCTCGACCGCGGTGAGGTCCTCACGGTGCACCGCGGTCGCGACCATCACCTCGATCTGCTGGATCTCGGTGACCAGGTCCTCCCGGATGTAGGCCGGGAGCGTGGACAGGCCGGCCTTCTCGGCGCCGTCGCGACGCCGGTGACCGTCGATCAAGCGGTACTCGCCGGCCACCTCCGGGTGCGGGGCGACCATGACCGGGTCGAGGATCCCCAGGGACCGGATCGAGGCGACCATCGCGTCGTCAGCGACCGCTGCGAACCGGACGTTGGAGGGGTGGACGTGGATCTTCTCGGGCGGGATGTACGCGAACGTGGTGCTCATGTCAGGCCCCCTGGACGTGGTTGGCGCGCACCCACACGGCGATGGGGTGGCGGTGGGTGGACTCGAGGTTGGAGGGCACGTAGCCGACGCGGCGGGTCTCCCCGCGCATCGAGGCGGCCTTGACGCGCTTGCCGATGAGGGGCTGGTGCACGTCGGGGAGCAGGATCCGGAAGTCGTTGGCGGAGAACGGGCGACCGGTGGCGGTCATGGCGGCGATGGCCTGGTCGATGAGCTTGGTGTCCCAGCCGAGCACGTCGGCGTCCTGTGCGCGGGCCATGCCCTCGTCGCGGGCCACGCGGGCCGCGGCGATCGCGTCGAGGACGCTGGTCGGGACCTCGATGGTGGTGGTGCTCACCGGTGCTCACCCCTGACGACGTGGAGCGCGCGGGCGATGCGGAGGCGGCCGGGTCGACCCAGTCGAGCTCGTCGGCGGGCCCGGCGACGGTTGGGGACCTGGCCGTCGACGAGGGTGACCGCGATCGGGGTGTTGCCCGGCTCGGCGGCGAACGCGGCGTAGATCAGGTGGACGACGTCGTCGTGCCAGCGGGCGAACTCCTCCGGGACACGGTGGCCGGCGTCGGCACGGGCGTTGTACGACGCCCACGCGTTCGCGAGGCGGCGGGCGCCGGCGGCGTCGACGCGGATGACGACCTCACCGACGGATGCACCGGGCACGACCTCGGTGGCGATGTTCAGGGCGGCCATCAGGCAGTCCCCCGGATCATCGAGTCGTACCAGCGCTTGATCCAGGCGACCTCGACGGCCGCGTCGGGCTGGAACGGTGACGGCCGGCTGCTCCCGTCGACGGTGGCGAGCGCGTCCGCGGTGAACCGGGGGGTGCCGGCGGCGTCGGCCACGGTGATGGAGTCCGCCGACCCCTCACCCTTGCCCTGGAGCTCGAGCTCGTGGTTGTGCTGGGCGACCACACCGTGCTGGTAGCCGTAGGACATGGTCGGCACGTCGACCACGCGGTGGTGCCAGGCCGGGGTGAGCTTCTGGCAGAACAGGAACCGGGTGAGGATCGCAGCGTCGCGTGCCGGGTCCTTCCCGACCAGGACAGCGCCGGCGGTGATGCGGGCGATCCGGCGGGCCGAGGTGCGGGCACCCATCCAGGCCTGGCCTGGGGTCTCGGAGGGCTGGTCGGCGAAGTCGTGGGTGCGCTCGTAGAACTGCCACAGCTCGAGGGCGTCGGGGTCGGCGGTCTCCAGGTGAGAGGGCTTGATGAACAGCTGGGTGGTGTGGTCCCCGACGCCGGGGCGGCGCTCGATGAGCGCGACGTCCCAGGGCTCGTGGAGCAGCGGGTTCAGCCCGGTCGCGCGGACGGCGATGAACACGAGGCGCGTCATCGACGGACCTCGCTCACACGGCGCGCGCCGGCGGCACGGTTCCGCTCGTCCTGCAGAGCACGGCGAGCGGCCGCGGCCGCGTCGTTGGCGTACCGGAGCTCGCTGTGCAGCCGCAGGTTCCGGTCCAGCAGGATCCGGTTGTCGAAGCGCAGACGGCGGGCCTCGGAGTCGAGCCATTTCGCGAACCCGTCGAGGGCGAACGCGACGGACACGGTGACCAGGCCGGCGACGATGAGGGACCGGTAGTCGTAGACGAAGGCCAGTGCGGCCTCGAGCTGCGTCATCGTCGGGTCACCTCGGCTCCGGGTCCGCGGGTGGGAGTGCTGGACATGCGCTAACCTCGTTTCACTGAGTTGGTGGCCCTGCCTCCCCTCGATGCCGCTGGAACGGCTGGGGACTGGTGGGGCCGCTTTCTTCTCTCTGGGGACTTCAACCGGCGGCACGCCCTCCGGGGGCAGAGCACGTGCCGCCGGAGCTCTAGGGGCCGCCGCGGGTGGCGTTGTTGATGCCGATCCGCGCGACCTGGTCCTCGCGGCGCTCACGCACCTCACGGGCGTTGGCCTTGCGCTGCTCGACAGCAGCGGCCGCTGCTTCCGCGGCGCGGGCCCGGCCGGCGGCGGCCTCACTCGTCGAGCCGGCGACCCGGAACCGGTGCCGGGCCAGCAGCTGGGTGAGGCCGGCCGCGTTGCTGGCCTGGTGGCCGACCACGAGCAGCGACAGGTGCCCGACGGTGTCGATCTCCTCGGCCGTGGTCGCGGTGACCGCGTCCGCGGCGAGGTCGCCGGCGGTGACGTGGCCGTAGGTCGCGAGGTAGTCGCTGCGGCTGGTGACCTGCCCGGCGGGACGGGGGAGAACCGCCAGGCAGGTCACGCAGCGAGTGCACAGACCACGGGGGTCGGCGTCGGCCACGTCCCCAGCGGGGGAGAGGACGTAGAGCCGACGGGTCCATGCACGACATGCCGGCCGGCCGCTCCGGGGGATTGAGCGGCCGGACGGGGTCAGGGGTCCGGTGTAGACGTGGGCGACACCGGTGGGACGGGCCACCAGGCGGGCGGTGCGGCCGGCGAGGGCGAGGGCGGTGGAGCGCTGCATGGTGACTCCTTCCAAGGGATCCGGGAACGGGATGTTGCGAGGGGGTGCCGGTGGCGACGCGGCGGGGGATACGGGCCGCCACCGGCGGTCTAGGAGCCGCTCATGCGACGCGACGGCGTCGACGACGTGGTGCGACGGGTGCCTCGGGCTTCATCGAGTCGATGAGCCTGCGACGGTCGGCGTCGCTGTAGCGGTAGCCGGCGCGGCCACCGAGGCCGATGCCGATGCCGAGGTCGGCGGCCTTCTTCCGCACGGTCTTCACTGCGATGCCGAACTCGGCGGCCAGGTCGGCCGTGGTGTAGCGGTACTCGCTCACTGTGTGCGCTCCTCGGCGGCGTAGGCGCGGAGCGAGCTGGCGTCGACGAGGGTGATGCTGTCGACCTGGTTCGTCTGCACGAGCCGGACCACGTCCCAGGGCTTCACGCCGAGGTAGGCCGCGGCCTCGTTGACCGACATGTAGCTCGTTGGTGGTGAAACATCCACGCCTGCACTCGCCCCCATTTTGTGTACCTCTTGTGGTTCTTTATTAGCCCTCTAGTGACCTTGTGGGGTAGACCATGCCACCATGCTGGAGGCATACGCAACCAGACACGCCGGAGATTTCCGAAGTTGCTTCGGGGGGCGAAAGGGTGGGGGCACCCTCTACCACATGGGGGATTACTTGCCTGACAAGGGACGTGAGCGCATGTACGTAGCGAGCAATGCGGCAGACTTGCCGGATGTGACCGATGCAGAGCGCGCCGAGGCGATCAGACAGCGATATGAGCTGCTCGGAATCAAGGACCGTGAGTGGTACCGCGAGACGCGGATCGACCGCAAGACGTTGAACCGGGCCTTCGATCCCGATGCCAAGACCAACCCGTCGACGTATGACGCGATCGAGGTCTGGCTCGACAAACTAGAGCGCAGGAACCAGGGGCTTCCGATGACACGGCAGAACGACGATGACTACGTCGAGTTCACAGTCGAAGGCAACTTCGGCGTCAAGGCCGTCGTGAAGGGCCCGGTCCGCGACATGGATGAGCTGCAACGCGCGGTCGCGCGCCTGGTCCGTGAGATGCGCGGCGACTCCGAGGATCTGTAGCGGGTGTCGGCCCGGCGTGCTTGGGTAGGGAAAATCACGCTCGGGTTCAGCAGCGGGCTCGGGGGCCTTGCACCAACGCACCAACGGGGAGACATCGGGATGATCGCGGTGAGGTTTGTCGGGGAGAGCGACCTGCCAGTCGGGCACGACTGGGTTGTCGGGCAGACCGACGACGGTGACGCGTTCCTGTTCATCAAGGAGGGGGCTGTCGTTCCCTCGCACATCGAAGAGGCGTGGCACGGCTACCGCCTGCTCAGCGCGGGACGGCTGCACCGGGCCGCGTAGGACACCATGAGCCATCGTCGGCCGGCGCACCCCTGGGAGGGGTTGGCGCCGGCCGAGCCCGTTTCCGGGCTACTGCTCGAGCGCTGGCCGCCGCGCGAACGCCAGCGAGGCCGCGCTCGACGCCATCGCCTGGGCGTCCGGCAGCAGATGCCCGTAGGTGTCGACGGTCGTCTTGATCGACTCGTGTCCCAGCCGCAGCTGCACGATGTGGATCGGTACGCCCGCCGCGAGCAGCCATGACGCGTGCGAGTGCCGCAGGTCATGGAGGCGGGGGGACTGGCTCAGGGTGCCGGCGCACCCGCACGGTGCGGGTGGCTTCTTGTGCAGCGGGCAGCGCTGCGGCTCACCGGTCCCGCACCGGCACTTCTCGTCCGAGTGCTCGGCGCAGTGCTGTGCCCGCCAGATCGCCGGCCGCCAGTTCTTCGACCAGAACGTGCGGTGCGAGATCATCCCGCCCCGCGGTGCGGTGAACACCAGGTCGCGGCCGGCCTTCCCCTCGAGGAGCACGGCCAGGTCGTCGGCGACCTGGCCCGGGAGCGCGATCGTGCGCCGGGACTTCTTCGTCTTCGGGGGCCCGATCTTCCGCTTGCCGTCCGGTGACCACTTCAGGGCGCGCCGGACCTTCACCGTGCCGGCGCCCAGGTCGACGTCCATCTTGCGCAGCACGACCGCCTCGCCCCACCGGCAGCCGGTGCCGGCCAGGAATCGGATCAGCGACTGGTAGTGCGGTTGCATGACGGAGTAGAGCGCCTCGAACTCGTCGTGGGTCAGGCACGTCATCTCACCGGCGTCATCGTCATCGTCATCGAGGTCCGCGACCTCGACGCGCTTGCCGTCCGGGAGCCGGATGCCCTTGGTCGGGTTGGACGTCAGGTAGCCCTTCTCGCGGGCCCGCTCGCAGACCGCGGACAGCAGACCCCGCTGGTTCTCCAGCGACTTGCGTGCGTACCGCTCCCCGAGGGTGTTCACCGCGGCCTTCACGTGGTCGCTGCCGAGCTGGTTCGCCGGGATGGCGCCGAGCAGCGGCGACCAGGTCCGCTCCCACAGCCGGGTGTAGACGATGCGGGTGCCGTCCTCGATGCCGGTCAGGTGCTGGATGTGGTCCGCGGCGACCTGGTCCATCGAGTCGACGGTCTCGGCCTGCCGGTCCTCGTAGAGCTTGTCGAGCGCGCCCTGGGGTCCCAGGGCGTCGAGCCAGCGGGCGAACGCCTCGGCCTGCTTCTTGCCGACCGCGGTCGCCGGGAACGGCTCGGAGGTCTGCAGCGGCTTGCCGGTGCGGGGGCTGACGCCGTGGCGAAACCGCACCTTGTAGCTGGTGACCTTGCCCCCGCGCTTGACCGTCTCGACCTTCCGCATACCCACCACGGTAGAGGCATCTGTGTACAGGTGTGTACCCAACGCAAAGGCCACCCCCGGAAAACCGGGGGTGGCCTGCATCTTTGTGCGGTGCGCGAGGGGGGAGTTGAACCCCCTTCGGGAATGGGCCTGACCAGCACGTATGCCGCCTGACCTGCGGTTTTACCGTCGTTGTACCCCGTCCACATCCCCCATTCTCCCTTGAAGTGTGTACACGGTACACACGGTGCGCTACCGTCGTGGCTCTGGTGGCATACGCCACCGGCGGAAGCAGGAGTGATGGATACACGTGACGCCAGTGGCCAGGCGGTCCCCGCCTGGCTGCCGACCCTTCCCCGCGTCCCACCACCACAGCCGGGGGCAGGTGCCCCCGGGCCAGACCACCGCCACCCGTCGACCGGACTTCGAGAGGACATCATGAACACGATCGCCATCACCGCAGCGGCCGACCAGCTGGCCGCCGAGCTCCGCGACCGACGCACCGGCCACGCCGCCGAGCGCTGCGACGCGCTCGACCCCTGCTCGAGCTGCACGGTCGGCCGGCTGACCGTCGCCGCCGCGCGCCGGCTCGCCTCCGTCCCGGCCCAGCGCACCGCCGTCACCCGCACGCTGGTCACCCGATGACCGCGAGGAAGCCGGCCATGATCCTGCCGCCGGCCGAGCGCGGCTACGTCGAGCAGGGGTACGGCACCCCGATGTGGCTGCACAACGACGCTCGGGTCCCCAGCGCGTCCTACAACCTGCGCGACTGCGACGCCCACCCGCTCGCTGCCTACCGTGGCGCCTGCGAGAGGCACCTGTTCGACGTGATCGAGGTCGCGCGCGACGTCGAGACCGAGCTGCCCAACGGCGAGTGGAAGGTCGAGCAGGAGTTCAGTGCTCGGCTGACCTGCGTGCGCTGCGGCGTCATCGTGGCCTGGGAGGGCACCCGCGACGGCGAGGGCCAGGACCCGCGGGCGGTCGACCCGGTGCCCCTGGTCGTCGGTGACCTGGCGGCGCAGATGATCGACGGCGGCAGAGACGGCGTGGCCGGCGACCGGGACTGGTCGACGTGGGCGATCCACCGCGGCGCCGAGCGCATCGGCGTGATCACCTGGGCGCGCGGGCCCCGCGGCCGCGACTACTTCACCGCGCGGCTGTTCGCGTGGCCGGACGGGGAGAAGGTCGAGGCCGCGACGCCGGTCGCCGTGCTGCGGAAGGTCGCGCGCGCCGCCGCGGTCGCGACTGCCTCCTGATCTCGGACGCACAAGGAGCGCCCCCGCCTTCTCGGGCGGGGGCGCTCGCGCGTCGTGCCGCCGGTCGGGCGTCCAGGCCGGCGAGCGCGTCTTGTGTGGGGATCAGTCGGCGCCGGCGGGAGTGGCGCGGAGGCGCTCGCGATAGCGGCGGGTGCGCTCGCGGTTGTTCTCGCGCCTGCACTCCAGGCAGAGTCGGCCGCTGGGCTGCTGTCCAGTGATCGTGTGGCCACGCTGGCAGACGATGCGCACCGCGTTGATCGCGGAGGGGGAGTCGCCGCGGAGGACGTTCTCGCGGTGCGTCACGGGCTCGAGGTGGTCGGGACGGACGCAGAGGGTGTTGCGGCACAGGTGGTCGAGGTCGAGGCCGGCCGGAATCTCGCCGACCTCGAGCTGGTAGGCGACGCGGTGGGCTGGCTGGACGTGGCCGGCCAGTGTTGCTGCACCGTAGCGGCCCTCGCTGGCGGTTGCCCCGATCCAGAGCCAGCAGTCGGGGCTCTTCGTGACCTTCGCCCAGAAGCGGGCCTGGTCGGTGTCGAGGACCGGCCGCGTGGGTGGGACGCCGGTGCGCTTGTAGCTGGTGTAGTGGGCGTGGCAGTAGCCCTTCGCCTCGTGGGGGCGTTCGCAACCTTGGATATCGCAGGTTCGCACGAGACGACTGTAACCATTGCCGCTGACGGAATCCGTGTGCCAGGCTGTGGCCGCCGCGTTGATCGGCGGGTACTCGGCCCCAGCTCGCTCCAACGTGCTGGGTACGACGAGACGGCCCGCTCTCCCCGTGCTGGGAGGGCGGGCCTTCGTGTTGCCTGGCCGGCCGGGGGACCCGGGGTGGCCGGGGGACAGGTTGTGCAGCACCGCTAGACGTTTGTGTCTAGCGGTGCTCTACTAGGGGCATGACCTCGACCGAGCTCCCCACCAGCACCGTCGCCGCGACGACCGTCGAGGCGCTCAACGAGTACACGACCCACCCGGACCCCCACGAGGCCAAGGTCGCCGCCCTGGCCGCAGCGATGGAGGCCGACGGCTGGACCGGTGCTCCCGTCCTCGTGCAGGGTGTCCAGGCGGTCACCGGCACCCACCGCATCGCCGCGGCCCGCGCGGCCGGCATCGACCTCGAGGTGCTCGACCTGGCCGACCTGCTCCCCGACGTCGAGCTCGGGTCCCTGATGTCGCGGGTCTGGGCGGCGCTCGGCGACTACAACGACCCGCACGCGGTCGTCGCGGCGCTGTTCGCGGCCGTCCTCGGTGCCGAGGCCGCCGAGGAGATGGGCCTGGACCTGGAGTACGACCGGCTGCTCGTGGACCTGCGCGAGTGGGCCGGGGACGCCACGGCGGACCTGACCGACGGGGAGCGTGCGGTCCTGGCCGGCGGTGCCCGGTGACGCGGATGCTGGAGGCGCTGGCCGAGGTGGAGGCCGCGGACCAGGCGGTGACGGCTGCGCAGGAGCTGGTGTCGGCGGCGGCGGAGCGGCGCAGTGCCGCGGTGCGTGCGGCCCTGTTGGCTGGGGTGCCGGTGCGGGTGGTCGCGGACACGCTCGGTGTGTCCCGTGGCCGGGTCTACCAGCTGCGCGACGGGTCACGCTGACCACGTCGGCTCGGGGCATGACGAAGAGCGCCCCCGCCACCCTGCGTGAGGGTGACGGGGGCGCTGTCGCGCTCGAGCAGCTGCAGCGCGTCAGACGCGCGGGTACGGCCGCCACTTGCGGTCGCCGTCACCCTGGCTGACCGAGGTCACCCAGAGCGTGTCGTTGCCGTCGAGCAGCACCTGGCCGTTGACTGCGGAGCCCTCGGCGGAGCCCCAGGTGCGGGTGATGACGAGGGGGTAGGTGTCGCCCGCCTGGACGGCGTTACCGACGTGGACCTGCGCTCCGGACTTCTGCTCCGCGATGTCGCTGTGCATGGCGTCGTGGCGACGACGGGTGATCTGGTCGACGTCCTGCTCGGTCAGGGTGTACTCGACGATGCGGCCGGGGGTGGGGATCATCTGGTGCTCCTTCGGGGGGTTGGTGGTGCGGGTTGTGTCCGGGCTATGCGGGCGAAGTGGGGCAGGTCAGAGAGCGTCGCCCGTCTGTTCGAGTTGAGCGATCCTGCCCTTCAGGGACTCGTTCTCCTGGGTGAGCGCCCGCACCTGGGCGTAGAGGTCGCCCAGGAGTGCCAGGACCGCCTCGGCGCTCACAGGATCGCCGCCCAGACTGCGGCCCCTGCTGCTCCTGCGGTGGTGCAGGCGTAGATGCGCTGATTGGCCGTGCCGGGCGTGTCGCTGCGGAAGTACAGGTCCCCGAGCGCCCCGGCAATCGTGGGCGTGCCGCTGCCGGAGTAGTGCGCGGCACCGAGACCGGCGGTACTGCCGAGCCGGTGTCCACCAGTGCTGGTGATCGCCTGCACCACCGTCGTCCCCTGGACCCACTCCATCAACGATGAGGCGGCTGGGACGGGGAGCGTGCCATGTGAGGCACCGCCGATGGTCACCTGGGATGCGTTCAGCATGAGTCGTGACCAGGGCTGTCCGGTCGATGCCTGGAATACTGCGCGTCCACTGGCGTTGCCGACCTGGAGGAACTGCGCGGTGGCGTTGTCGGACCACGAGTTCGCGGCAACCGAACGGAGCAGGTTGTTGGCCTTGTTGTCCACGACCTGGAAGGACGAGTCCACCTGCTGCACACCGGGGCCGGACCAGAAGCCCCCGGTGTTGAGGGCGGCTGTGGTGTAGCCGATCTGGTAGTTGTTGCTGGCGTCCTTGCCGCCGTACCAGAGCGCGAGCGAGTGCCCTCGTCCGGTCTTCTGGATGGCGAACGCGGCCCGGTAGAGCAGGGTGTCCCAGCCAGACCCGGCCCCGACCGCGAGAGCGGTCGTCGGGACGCTCCAGGCGATGCCGTCCCATGACGAGACGAAGTGCAGTTTCAGGTTGCTGTCTGCGACGACCGCGTAGAACTTCCCGCCGTACCGCTGGAGGTTGAGGTGCGAAGGACCACCACCGCCCGGGAGATTGGCGCTGGTGACGTCGCAGGTCGTCGGGGACGCGGACCAAGGACCGACCGGCGTGGAACCGGTGAAGAACTTGATCCTGAACGCGGTGTAGGTGCTGTTGCAATCCACCACGTAGAGCCGGTACTGCTGCCCGTCCCACACCACGCACGGGGTGTTGTAGTTCGCGGCGGTCGCGTTCGGGCCGATGATCTGCTGCGGAGCGGTCCAGGTCACGCCGTCCTTGGACGAGATGACCGACACGAAGCCGGTCGGAGTGGCGATGTTCTGGGTGATGTAGTACAGGTACATCGTCCCGTCGCGGTCCAGGAACAGCGAGTTGTCCGCGTTCTGGAGCCCCCCACTGCTCGGCTGCGGCACCAGCGGGTTCGTCACCCCAGGGGCAGCCGTCCACGTCTGCCCGTCCACCGAGACGTAGAGACACGGGTTCTCATAGTTGGCGTTGGCTGCCGGGTAGGGCATGGCGGCCATCCAGAACTGATACCCGTTCCACCCCTCGGGGCAGTAGACGACGCACGGCTCCACGATCTTGCCGGACCCGTCATAGGTCGGGATCGCCAGCGGCGAGGCCGCCAGTGGGGCCTGAACCAGGGGCGCTCCGGCGGGCTGGAGGTCCGTGAGCGCCCCATCGTTGATGGGGCCGAAGAACCGCGTCGGGCCAAGGGTCTGCGGAGCAGCGGACGACGTAGCCACCCGGGCAAATGTGGCCGCTACGTCACTCTGCCCGACCCGGCCGTTGAGGCGACTGGCGCGGCTCATGCGAACACCAGGCCCGTCACCGCGACGTCCACGACAGCCCCGGTCGCAGCGTTCACGCTGAGCTTGTCCCCGTCGCCCAGCCATGCGCCCGCGAGCTCGGAGACGGTGGTGGAGTCGTTGGCCGCGAGCGAGTAGCCGGAGACAACCTTGTGAGTGCCGTCGACCGCGCCGGCGGAGGGGATCAGGGACACGGACACGACGACCGCCGATGCCCCGGTGTTGGTGAGCGTGACCGTCGCGAGCTTCGCCGCCTTGCCCGCGGGGACCGTGTAGACGGTGTTGTCGCCGGACGCCATCTGCGCCGAGGCGAGGATGCCGGGGGTGACGGTGGTGATGGCCGAGAGGTTCGGTGTAGCCATGGGGTCAGCCTCCGTAGATCAGTGCGTTGACGATGGAGCGGCCGGTGGCGGTCGCGAGGACGTTGGCGTCGGCGGCCGCCTG